TGGTGACCACACCGTCGCTCACAATTACTGCTCTCATGCCGCACCTCCTTCATACAGGCTCAGATAATCGCCCCAGCCAATGACTACCAGCCCCTGACCGCCTGCGCCACCGCCATAGAATGAGCTACTATTGGCGTAATAGCTGTGGCCGCCGCCACCGCCTCCACCGCCATAACCGCCGCCACCCTTGCCGTAATAATAACCGGTACCGGGCGCGCCGTCAGAACCGCTGCCGGCGACACAGTCGGAAGTGCCGCCGGCAAAACCCACGGCCGTGGGCGAGACAGAGTCGCCTGAGTTGGCGTTGGTGTCTCTTCCGCCGCCGCCACCGCCGCCCGCGTGAGTCCGTCCTAAAATGTCCACAGTAGGCGTTCCCTGACTGGTGCCTGCAGTCTGATAGCTGCTATTGGACACTGTGCCGTTGGTCAGACCGCCGGAGCATCCAGGCTTACCTGCCGCATTGATGGAGTTATATTTTACAAAACCTACGCCGCCGGCGTTGCCGCCGCTTCCGCCTTGCGCTCCGGCGTAGCTGCCCACATTGCCGCCGGGTGTACCGCCGGCTGCAGTGCATTCGCTGCCATAACTGGACGTGCCGCCGGTACCGCCCGGGCTTGCGCCCGCGCCCACAGTAACTTCTACATTGTTGGCCGTCTGCACGGCATAGGCGGATTTGACAAATCCACCACCGCCGCCGCTGCCGCCGTTACATATGTCTTCATCGTATTGTCTGCCCTGGGAACCGCCGCCGCCACCGCCGATGCAGGTCACGTCCACGGTATCGGGCATTTTGTCGGCAAACCAGGTTAGGATGCCGCTGCTCAGGCACTCAATATATCCGCTGCTGCCGTCCTCGCTGAGTACCATGTTGCAGTTGCCGGAGTAGGACGGCACATACTTGAATCCACCGGACACTCCGCCGCCCGCATTTGTCTTACCAATCATACTCAAACCTCCTTCCATACGGTGATCGTGGGGATCACCATGTCAGCCTGTGCCGCACTTGCGTACAGGCGCACATAGCCGTCGCCCGTTTCAGAGATCGGAGCAACTTCTCCGCCAACAGCAATAGAAAGAGGAAGAATGACATCAGGAACCATATCTGCAGTCACGTCTGAAAGAGCAATATCGCACTTATAGGCGTAACCTTCATAAGTAGCATCATTCACCCACAAAGACCCCGCTACAGCCACATTGCGGAAGCGGAGAGGGGCATCATATTTTTCGGCTATAACTTCATTTAAGCCAACTACATTCTCAACGTCTACGCCCTCAACTTTTTCCATATCTACTGTCGTTTTTAAAGCCACAGTAATTTCATGTTGAGGAATTTCTTCATCACAGGTTACAATTACATAATCATCATAGGTGTTAATCAAGCTGATATGACTAAAAGCTTCGTTTTCAGCAGCCCTGGTTGCCGCGTCATTACTTAGCCTTAAGGTAGCAATAGGATCATGTGTCTCCTTGATGCCTTCAAGAGGTAGTTGAATAGTATAAGGCGCGGATTCAGACCAACCAGAAGTTGGAATTATTAAATCGAAAGTCTCGGAAGAAGATGCAAAATTTTCTAAATCTTCTACTCTTGCGATAGTGTCAGGGATGAACTTCTCGTCTAACTGCTTTAAAGACCTACCCTTAAACTCAAAAGTGATTGGAGATACCAATGGTGTAAGACTATAAAGAGTGGGACCCTCGTCCATGTCCGGATAAAAGAAAAGGAAACATTCCCCTCCCTCAGTAGAGGGCGGTGGTTCATCATGATCCCTTAAAGCTATATTGCCAGCACCTTTCATATATTCAGAACTACCGGGCACAACATATATTTCCCCAGAAAATAGTGTAGAACCATCCCCATTATAAACTGTGACTTCTGTAAAACTATCAAGATTACCATACATCGAGTTTTCTTTATACCCAGCCCAAGCCATTTGATAAGAACCGCTTTGCCAAATATCATTTGAATCTGAACGCGCTCTACTAATACATGGGTCATCATAAAATGGCCTATTTTCAATGTGTCCCACTTCGCCTTCTAAGGCTTCGTAGTTGGAAACTGATGTCGCAGAGAATAAGCCTCTGTCTTGAGCCAATACTATACCATCAGCCAAAGAAGTTTTTGTGCCTGACTCTATATCCAAGAATTTAGAAGGTAAGGTCTTGAGGGTGTTTTCTACCTTTTGTAGTTGAATAGTTATTGGATAATTGGGTGCAATAACCAAAGATACGTCTGGGTATTCAACGCAATATATAAGTAATATTTCGTTTGAATTACCAAGATTATATGCTGCATCTTGATTACCAATGTAATATATAGTTAGAGTTGGTTCTATCCCTAAAGCATTCTTTAATTCTTCAGGAGCTTCTAACGCGGTATAATTTTCTGACCTATCGCTCCAAGTTACTAAATAAGTGTCACCAATAACAGGCCGACAGGTTGAACTAACTTTATCAATGTCTTCGGCTTCTACTGTGCCAAAATCTTCGATAGAAGTAATTTCATCGTAGAAAGGCTTATTTTGAAGCGTATCCCAGTCCGCATCAGGATTGATTCGGATTCGGCGCTGTTCGCTGTCATCCTCGGAGTCAATGTAAAATCCTCCATCGTCGGGGGTAAAATATGCATACCCGTCATGGAATGGAGTAGTTTCTAAATCTATACGGGAGCTGTCTCCCTTCAAAATCTTAAAAAGGCTCAATCTTTGATACCTCCTCAGTCATTTATCTGTCGAAGTAAATAAAAAGGGGGAGCAAGCACAAGCCTGCCCCTCCCGAACAAAATGACGCAAAACCCGTGCGTCAAACGGTAGTTTTATAGACCTTCGTCTTAATTAAAAAGAACCCCATGCAACGACGGAGTCGGTGTATTCCTTAGCAGATGCCACGGCATCGGTCTCAGCCTGATCAGCATAACCCTTGTAAGCCTCGTGGTCGATCTCTTCCAGAGCCTTCACGCGGGTATCCATAGCAGTGTTATTGTCGTTGGCGACCTTTTCAGCAGCAGCCTGAGCATCAGCAATCTTGCCTTCGAGCTCAGTCTTAGCGCCGGACAGAGCAGCAGCAGCAGTAGCTTCAGCAGCAGCTTGAGCGCCATCCCATGCAGCGACCTTCTCGGCAGTAATGCCGTCGAGGACTTCCTTATTGCCATGATCGTGATCGATAGCTTCCAGAGCTTCGACGCGAGTGTTCATGGCGGTGTTCAGACCATCAGCATGATCCTTGGCATTCTTCTCAGCAGCATCCCAAGCGGCAACGTCGTCAGCAGTGATGCCTGCGAGAACGTCAGCGTTTTCGTGGGTGTGAGCCTTGCCAATAGCAGTCTGAACTTCAGTGGTCAGCTTAGCCAGAGTGATAGTACCATCGGTAATGGTAGCGGTCACCTTGTGGTCGTCGCTGACATTGATAACGACCATATCGCCAGTCTGAGAGCCGGAAGTTACGTACTCAATCAGGGAATCGGCGGGGATAACGATTTCGGTGTTAGCCTCGTCGTTCAGAACCAGAACGATGTCGCCATCAACAACGGAACCGCTCTTAACCACCATATCCTTGGGGATATTGATAGAAGCGCCGACCTGAACGCCGTCCTTCTTCAGAGCGTAAACAGCAGCGAATTCACCAGAATCAGCAGCCTTTTCAATGGTGTACTCAGCAGCGGCGGGGATAACGACCTTGAGGCCATCCTCAGCCAGAGTCAGAGCGTTGTCAGCATCAGCGGACAGCTTGGCAGCAACGGTAGGAGCAGTAGAGGTACCGCCTACGGTCACGGAAGCATCAGCAGCGGTCACAGAAGCAACCTTAGCCTGAGCTTCGGCCAGAGCAGCGGCTGCAGCACCAGCGTTAGCTTCTTCAGCGGCCTTAGCGCGAGTGATTTCGCCAGCCAGGTCTTCGACAGCCTTGTCCCACTTAGCCTTGTCGCCAGTAGCGATCAGGTCAAGTTCAGCCTTGTTGGCATGCTCATGTTCCTTAGAAACAGCGTCGTCCCAATCGGCTACCTTTGCAGCAGTAATGCCATCCAGGACTTCCTTGTTCTCATGGTCATGATCAACAGCTTCCAGAGCTTCCAGACGAGGATCGGTAGCTTCCTTGTAGTTATCCAGAGCCAGCTTCACAGAAGCAGCGGTCTCAGAAGAACCACCCTGAGCGGCAGCCAGAGTTTCCTCAGCCTTTTTGTTGATGTAAGCGACGACGGTGGTTACATCAGCGTAAGCTTCGCCGGTGGGGATTTCGCCAACATATGCGCGGGTAGCAAAGGTCTCGCCCTTGGTTAGGGTCAGCTTGCGGGTAGTAGCGTCATAGGACACTGCGGTAACAGCATTGCCATCGCCGGTTACTTCGAAAGAAGTAGCACCGGTATCCAGGTTGATCTGAACATAGTCAGTACCATTCCACTTAGCCAGAACATTCAGGCCGGAAATGTAGTACAGGGCAGTGGTGCTGGGGTTGGTGTTAGCCTTCAGAGCTTCCAGAGTAGCGAACTCCTGGAAATCACCGAGGCGAATGCGAGTAGAGCCATCAACATCCAGATAAATGGCGCGCTCGTCGGTAGTTACATAGAAAGTACCTTCGGCATAAGACTGGGGCAGGTTAGCAAGTAAACCCTTCTTAAAAGCAACATTAGCCATAATTTTTCCTCCTAATAATCTATTGTTTTTTTTATTACATGTCCCCCCAAGTCGAACTTGTCGCAAGTTCGTCTAGTGTGGACCTGATATCGGCCATATAATAAGGCATGCTGTAATAATGGCAATCTTCATTACTGAGGTTAATACGAATGGAATCATCTGCGATCTTTACACCATTCTTGTCATACCATTCAACCACGTAAGTCCAACCGATATACTTATCGATGGTGGAAGTCTTGCCAAAATAAGTCCAAGTATCAGACTCTGGATCATACTTAGCCAGAGCAAGCCAGCAAATGCTGTACTTTCGGCCATATTGATCAATGCCTGCAAAGTCGCCGTCGAAGGTGAACATTTCATCATTGACAGCGCCATGGTCGCCTTCCTTGAAGCTTTCGGCACCTTCAGGAGCGTAAGCTTTAAAGCCCATGTAGTACATATTTGCGTCGCCGGTTTCACCAACGGTCTGCTTTTCCCAAACCGTATCTGCGGGGCACATAACGCGAATCTCGGATTCTCCATAACGGACGAGCGTACCTTCGGGCTTAGAAGAAACTTCGAATTTGACGAGTTCGGCGATAGCACGAACCTCGTCCTTTCCGGCATAACCTGTCAGATCGATTTCGGCGTTCTTGCCATACTCAAACCACTTTTCGCCGTTGAAACACCACTCGCTGTTATCGGCATAGACCTCATACAGATCACCTTGAGCAGCATCGACCGGCAGATCAGCAAATGTATCAACAGCGCCGCGATAACGCACGCCGCCAACAATGGCAATCTCGACAGCAGACAGTCTCTCTTCCAGCCCAGTAACCTTAGCAATAGGTACGGCGCTTAGAGACAGGGTACCGTCGCTAGCAACCACAAACTCACTGCCCGGCTTAATAAGGCCGGCGGTTTCAGGGGTGGCAATGGTGGCACCTAGTGCCAGGGATTCGATTCGCTTTAGTTCATCAGCAAGGCCGGCTACCTTGGCAATAGGAACAGCCTTAACGGACATCATGCCTTTAGCGTTGACTTCGATTGTGTCGCCATCTACGCCAGAAAGCACCTGAATCCAGGCGTCTCTAGTAGTGTTCAGCACGTAACCGCAGCCGTTGTCTTCGCAGAAGTACAGAACGCCGTCAGCGGCCTTCGTAAATGCAGGGAGAGCATCATAACTTTCGGCAAAGCGCACACCATCAGAGTATAGGTCATCGCCCTTGAACAGCTCTCTGGTGTCAGTACACCAATAAAGAGTGGCGTTTGAGCGCTGAGCTAAACTAAGATAGGTTTGCTTCGAGCCTTGCTTATAGCTAACTTTAACAGCCATTTATAAACCTCCTTTTAAATTTAGTCAGACCGAATCTTTCGGTTTGTATATAGCGAAACCCACTGCTATGCAGCGGGCACGTTATACATATTACATAGGTTCCCACAGAATATTGTCTTCGAATTCGGGCTCATCTTCGGGGTCACCAATATCACCCCAGTTTATGTCTCCGCCTTCTGGGTAGCTGTTAGCAGGAACGATAACAGCTTCACCAATTTCGATATCGCCGGACTTCAGACGCAGTTCGCGGCTTTCTTCGTTGTAAGACAGGCTGTCAGCCTTTGCAGCAACGAGCTCGTTGATTTCTTCAATATCAGACGTGAGACTCTTCTCAAGACGATACAGGGCTGTGAGCTGATGATCGCAGATATAATCGTCCATATTTTTGGACTCCTCGATCTGAAGCACACATTCGCCCGACTTGGAGACGACAGGGCAGGAGGGAGGGCCGGAGCAAATCTGCATCCATGTGCAAACCTCGCCAGGATACTTCGTAAGCCTGGACGTAACGGGGAACACGTACTGGTAATAGCTTTCGTTGTACTTCTCCTCCAGGCGCTCCAGGCGAACGACGTCGGGAGTGCCGTCTGCGCGAATATAGTTCAAATATATGAATGCGGTCAGCACATCAACATCACCCACTGTCAGCGGGATCAGATAGCGAATCTTCTGATTCAGGTTGTCGCCCCTGTAGATGCTGTCACGAACCGTGATAACCAGGCTCATGTCATCTTCCAGTTTGATATAAAACATTGGTTTCACCTCCCATACCTTTATTAAATCGTATCTTTGTAATACATATCTTCAAGCGTCATATTGTCTATGTTTGACAGTGCGCCAAACTCATCAATCTCCGTGAGGGTACGTGCATACCGCAGGACAGCAGCGCCCTCGCACTTCATCGCAATTGCAGATTCAAGCTTAAGTATCTTGTACGGCGTAGCGGACGCTTCCGCGTCTGTTACTATAGAACTTTCGCCACCGGTAAAATAGGTCTCAACAAACGTGGCATCTGCGCCAATTTCAATAATCCCACGGAGCCGGCCCGTAGAGCGGAGAAGCTCAAATTCTAATGCATTTACTGATAAATTCACAGCAGACCGAAATACCGGCAGGTACTTTAGGTAACTCAAGCTTCTGGCTTCCGCACCAATAGAGATATCAGATTCTGCGTTTTCATAATAGGAAAAATCGGGTTCTATCAGCAAAACGCCCACAGCAACACTAGCTTCGTCACCAGAGCCGATGAGCGACTGTTTGATCTCACTTGCGGTCATGTCAAGCTCTAACGCGCTCGCCATTCTTCCTATACTTTTAAGCGGCATCGCATCTACGCCGTCAGCCACACCAACAACGATGGGTAAAGATACGCTGCCAAACTTTTGTGATATTTCGCGAATATCCTGCCGTAGTTCAATAGTGTGGCTATCCATACTAAACGGGAATATGCCTGAAAAGCCTACGCTTGCGTGAAGTGCAACCGCAGCCGAATCTACGACTTCGTAGTTGACAACGGTATTATCCGCAGTAGCGTCCAGCACGATGCTGCCCGTGTTTTTACCAGGCAGCATCAGCTTTTCGGCAATAATGTTGTTCACAATGCTGCTGTCTACTATCAATTTATAGTATGCGGCAATATCATTGCGGACTGGAAGGTTGACAACGACAAGGTCGCTTTGGATGTGATGTCCATCCACAAAAATATCAAATGATCTCATTAGCGACCCCCATTTCTTTAAGAATTAGGCGGGATTCTGAGCGGAAAGCTTCAGGTAGCCTTCGCGGATTGTCATAACGGTACCAGCCTCTACTACACGAGGTGTGGACAGAGGACCGTACATAAGCAGATTGCCATCGATTTCCGCATCGTAGATTACAAAATAAGCAATGGTGCCCCAGCTTGCCGTACTTTCTTCGAAGTTGATATTAGCGCTGTTTGTCACAACGCCTTCTGAAGGCGCACTCAGGCTATCCAGAAGAACGCGACTATAACCTGAGCTTACAAGAGGCTCGGTTACGTTTGCGCCGCCCCTGGTGGGCTCGGTGGTGCTCAGACCAATATAGTATTCAGTAGGAATAGCGGGAGATGTCTGAGTCCTGAAAAGATTGCCCGCTACGCGATCAAGAAAATGAGTTGTATTCATTCAAATTTCCTCCTATTAGTTACGTTTTATAAACGCCTTATCAATGTTGTTGTGAATATTGATAATACCCTGATGAGGAATGTCGATGTTTCCCTCGATATCCCTAATCGTTATCTGATATACAAATTTGCCAAACAAATCCACAGTATCGGTTGGTTCAAGGGAAACGCGCAGAACACTGTATGTCAGCTCGTCGGTACCAACGTCAATCTCCATTGGTTTAGAGACCAGCGGCGCACTATTCTTGTTGACAAAATTCACAATAGAAAAGCGTACCTCTCCGCCGAAAAGGTTGAACGGCTTCGGGTCCGTTTCGTCATAATACACATTGAACTCCAGGTCTTCTGAAGCTCCGCCAACAAACCTGATCTCAGGCAGTTTATACATTCTGTTAAGCATTGTTGTCACCCCCCAATGTTCGCAGGGAACTCACAAATGAATTTGACCGTGGCGTCTCCGCTGATCCTCAGCAAATTGTCGCCGCGAACAAGACGCATAAACCTCATGTTGAAATACGGATAGAGATTCAGATCCATGTTGTTTGTGATTACCTGGTTTTTATTGTCTACATATATTTCCAGAGATCTGCTGCCCGGCAGGGAAGAGAATTGGAATGTGCGATTCCCGTCAGACAGATTCTGTATTGATATACTATTGCCGCCATGCATGGCTATCTCGACTTTTGGACGATAAAATCCGCCAAATGTGCTTCGATTAAACAGAGTGACCTGACTCGTGCCTGCAACGGTATAGGAATACTCCTCTGGAATAGAGTAAGCAAACGGAGAATCGCAGCTTACTTTACATGAAAAAGCCCACGGCATATCGCCGTAGGTGATTAGCTTCAGCTCGGAGATAAAGCATTTGTAGCGGAAGGACTCCATATCGTCTTGAATTATGGTAAGCCACTTACGCGTACTGTGCCCGGTAAGCCACGCCGCAATAGTCTCCACCTCATATCGGTCAATGCTTTCATTTGCGTCAATAGACTCCATATTTGCACCAAATACAAGTGTATACTCAAGCGACTGGTTCTGCACCAGGCCGTATGTCAGGGCGTCGTACCGTCCTGGGATTCTATCCTCAATGATTTCTCCGTTTTGGAAGCTGACATCGTCCTGACCCTCTGAGCCAAAGTGATAAACCATAAGCCCATACTCGGAGCAGGGGATGCCGTCAAATATAAATTCGGTGCCCCAAAAAGCCATAGTTCACCCCCAGTTACTTACTCAAATGTAACAAAACCTTCCAAATTATAAATGTCGCCAGGGGTAAGCAGCTGATCGCCCAGGTCACTTTCTGTCAGGGTGACGACCTCGATATCCAGATCAACCTCAGAGGTTACAAGTTCATCAAACTTTTCTTTAAAAGCGACACACTCCTCTGGCGAACTGAAATTTATGCTGCCATCTTCAGCAAGCGTACCATTGTACTCACTCAGATACTTTTTTTCCTCGTTGAGCGCAAAGTTGTAGGCGCTCTCGGCGGCGATATACAGTTTGTAGATCGCACGTGCCTTTTTTACGGGCAAGCTAATATCTCTGAGCTTTGCGAGAGAAGGGAAGGCTCTATTGATTTTTTCCTGTTTCATAATTTTCCTTTCATACTAAAGCGGTATTACTAATCTAGCCCTGCCAGATATTCATCTGCGTCTTCAACATAAACACCTTTGGCTAAAACCCTTTCGATGATCTCGCGGTCTGACATATTGTAAAGCTTCAAAAACTCATCGTAATCGACGCACTGTAAACCTTCTTGACTGCCAGACGCTAACCATCGCAGATGATATTGGTTCAGCTTCTCAAAATTGTCTCGATTCTTTTTTATGACTTCCCGCGCTAACATATAACCTCCTCGTGTTATGCTCCACTTCTCCAGCCAACGCAGAACCCTTTTATGAAATAGAGCGTGATTTTCTGCACAATTACAGCCACGTCAATGTCTTGTACAACAGCCATTTCAAACGTAGGACACCTATGTTGTCCAGTCCACGGACTGCCACCGCTTGTGCTTCCTCCTCGGCCATAGACATATATGTCTCCGTCATCCGACGATGAACCAAAATAGACTACACCCGATGATGATACGCCAAATGCAGCTCTGGCTGGGTTTGTTCCACCTATAGCGATTGAACAACCCGAAAGCGTACCACCGCTCACCCTTCCGGCAGATAACGTACCTGTGGTAATGTTTGCCGCATTTAAGTTCTTAACGGTGATCTTGCTTGCGTCAATAGTACCAGACGTGATGTTTGTCGCATTTAAGTTCTTAACAGTAATCTTACTTGCATCAATAGTGCCAGATGTGATCTTATCAGCAGAAAGATTTGGTATGCGGACGGGGTCGAAAGTACCAGACGTAATTTTGCCGCACTTAAGCTCGGGGATTCTTTCTTCTGAGAACTGACCGCTTGTAATCTTACTTGCAGGTAGACCAGATATCTGAGTCGCCGTTAGCTGACCCACCGTGATGCTATCAGCACGTAACTTCTTGACGGTAATATTTGAACAGTCAAGAGTACCACTGGTAATATTGCTGGCGCTTAGGTTGGTCACCTTAATATTATTACCATTGATTGTGCCGCTAGTAATGCTGCTTGCGTTCAAATTTACAATAGAAACATCTGTCGCATCGATAATGCCGCCACTAATCCTGTTAGCAGACATAGTGCCCGCAGTAATCTTGCTTGCATTTAAATTTGTGATATTCGCGTTGCCAACCTGCAGCGTACCGTTTGCAATAACACACCCGCCAATCGTACCGCTTTTTGCCTCAATATGACCGGATACAAACACATTGTTTGCATAAAGATATCCATTCCTATTAGCGGTTATGGCGCTCATGCCATCGCCAAGTGAGATGCCATCTGTTCCTATATATATACCAGCTGCACCGCTTGAAAATGTTGGCCTTCCATTATAGATGGCGCTACTGCTGATCGTCCAACCCATAGATGGCTGACCGATATAACCACTTGTAGCGGTGATCCTTCCGGTAAATTCACCGTCGGATGCGTAGATCGTACCCTTCAACGTGAGATTGCCGTTCCCATCCGCGAAGAATCGCTTCTGTGAATCGTTGATCGTGCCATTTGCGTTGACAAGAGGATACCTCCCGATCATCAGACCGTGTGCGGGATCGATTAAAATATGCGTGTTCGTCGAGCTGCTGGTCACGCTGAATGTGCTATTATGCAGCACGCAACCCTCTGCGTCCATTTTAAATACAGCCACACCACCGTCTTTCTTGGCGCTCTCAATCACAAGGTTGCTACCTGCAAGCAGTGTGCCTACAATATTAGGCGCAACAACACCCCAGCAATCCCCTAGGTTCTCGTCATAGAAATTACCAATAGCAATTTCTGCCGTAGCCCAGTTATTACTTGTCATCAGGATGCTGTTATTATTCAACCACACCTGTTTAGGCTCATATTCTGTATGCGCCTCATTCGACCACTTGCGCAGACGAATACCTGAGTCTCCCCAGGAGATAGCCTGTTCTTTAGAAGACATAATGGCATTCTTAGAAACATCCAGCGCAGTTGTCATAAAATCCTTTACCTTAGTAGACGCGCCGCTATCCATAAACGCAGAGTAGCTGTACTTGTTCAGGTCTACGTTTTTACCCATTGATACACTCTGCTCCAGCAAATCCGCAAGAAGGAAAGAACTATCACTTGAGATATAAGTATCGCTGAATTCCAGCGTCATGCTATCGGGCGAATCAAAGTTAAGTGTCAACCCGATGCAAATAGGGACGAGGGTAGCGTCCTCACTGATGCCTACATATATCTTTTCGCCATGTCGGAGCTTATTCTTAAACTTCTCAAACTCCTCGATTCGCAAGAAGTTGGACGCGGTAATACCAAAGGTATAAGAGGGCTGAGATATTTTTGTCAATATCTCGTTGCCGTATTCAAACAGCTCCCATGCCACAGCTCGCTTTTCATACTCGCTTGTGTTGCGCGTAAAATACAAATACCCATTCGCTACGACAACATTAAGCGAAGAGCCTTCGTAGATGTTAGGTGTCTCTGGGTTAGCGCGCAAATCATGAGTTATAGAGCCAACAGTGCCGGTAATAGAAAAACAGCCTTTAGGGAAGGACATACCGTTGGCGGTACCAGAACCGAGGTAGGCAGTCATCACAAAGCGGTTGTTTGTAGACCTTTCAAATGCAGCGTTGATAATCTGCGCATCGATAAAGTCACTGGTAATCCTGCCGCCTTTAATATCGTAAATATCCTTGCCTTGTGAGTTAGTTACCTTAGATATGCTTGCGCCAGCAACAGATATGCGCTTATTGGAAATGCTGTTGCCAACATCCTCATCAGCATAAGAATCTGTTTCCTGAACGACAAAGCTGCTCTCGGAAACCGCGTCGTCCTTGATATAGCGATCCAGCTGTAGATACTCGGCCTTCGTAAAGAAAGTTTCAAATTTTGTCAGCTTGTTGATTTCGGCAAGCTTCGCGTATACCGCAGCGGCGTCCGCCTCAATGCCTGCGATCTCAGATTTCTTAGAGGCGATCTCTGTCTGCTTTGCTCGTATCTTAGCGTTAATGGCGTCCAATGAACTCTGGTTCTGCAGGTTACCGGCAATTGCCTGGATGGTTACAGCCTGCTCGTTTTCAAGAGACGTCATTTCCGCCTCCAGCTCAACAAGGGCAGCCTGCTCTGTTGTCTTTCGCATGACCTGCAGGGAGTATTCCACAGACAGATTGTAGTAAGGCTGCTGATAATTCTTATATGTATTTTTCCAGCTATAATACTTCTTAATCAGAGCATCGTCGAAATTATCTGTGTTCATGAAATAATCCAGATTGATGATCTGATTGGTGCCCGTCGGGTTTACATCGCGGATCGTCACGCCTTCTGCGCCATTCACGTCAAGGCGGGTCACGATATTTTCTGTGTTTTCTTCCAGCGTGATTTCCTTGGCAAGATTACCATTGGAAATATAAACAGGATTGGTGGGAATAACAGAAGACGCGCTCTTTACATTTATACGGCGCGTCATAGTGTCGAAATCAAAAATACAGTGATAGGAATCCTGAATCGTACCCTTGATGAAGTTGTATAGATTTTCGTCAGATACCTCAAAAGTTCGGTACTTGCCAACCAGCGCGGGGTCAATATATCCGATGCTCCATGACGGCATCAGATCCAATATGATACGCATTAAGGTGCTGTCAGGCGTAACGGGATTCCAGAAATTATAGGTGGAGCTGGCAAGGGAAAGCTTCTTGAAGGTAAACTCATACTCCAGAGAATACGCCTTACAATACTTGATTTTCCTTACGCCGTCTCCGACTTCCTTGGGGTTGATCAGAATGAACTGACCCACATCCTGCAGCTCGACAACACGCATGCCGATCACCGCATCGTAGTGCGGAGTATCTACGCCGTCTATCTGCGCAGGAATTTCAAATTCAAGAACAGAGGCTTCGTTATACTTGATATCGGCGGTGATGTTCATGGCCGAACCAAGTGTGCCGATAGGTACGCCTGTTGTATTTTTCAGGATAAGAACAGGCGGCTCTTGAAGATCCAGTTTGGAAAAATCCACTACCATATTACGGCAAAACCTCCTTTGCGTTATGATAGAAGGGGAGACAAGCAATCATGTCTCCCCATATATTATGGTTTTAATCTGGCAGCGCGTGCGCTGCTAATGCCTCGGCGCTCAAATGCGCTGTACAGCTTTTCGATGGCCGTATCGGCAATTTGTTCTCCATAGCTCTTGGCGTCTGCATTGCTCATGTCACCGTTTGATGGATCTCAACCTGAATGTGCGGTTCAAATACCATACTCTGAGACCCTGCGGTAATACTGTTTACAGCATTGCTTAGCATAGAGCGAATTCCGCCAGAAATATCGGGAAGAGTAAGAGAGCCAATCATTGTACCAAGACGCTTGGAAAGCTCTTCTTGGAAGTCGATGATCTTGTACAGCGTTTGCTGCTTGCCGTCATTCAGAACAACCTCACCCTTCTGCAGAATGGCCAAGGCTTCATCCTGGTTGATATTAGCCTTGTCCACAACGCCGCCGGTGTGGTACTTCGGTATTGACGTTGCCAGAACACTACCAGAGTAAATGCCACTTACTGCGGCACTGTAGTCATTTACAGCTTGTGCTGCCCTGATCCACGCATTGGCAATCTGACTATCGATGGATGCGCCAACGACAGCAGTGTTACCAAGTATGGTCTGATAGAACGAATTCCACAGCTCTTCAGACTCCGTAACGGTTGCGCGCAGCGCTTCAATTTCACTTGCTCTCTGTTCCTCATAGTCTTCAGCCATTTTATCGAGAGTCTCAAGTTGAGAATCCGTTGCATGGTCATTCTGAGTATCTGCAAGGTCTTTTTGCTTTTCCGCAAGCTCCTCCATTAAAGAAGCACGCTCAGCTTGTGCGCTCCTACTATCATCAAGAGCGAGCTGATCAATACGCGACTGCAGATCTGCGATCTCCTTGACCTTCTCGGCAATATCGGCCTCGTAATCATACTCATCCTTTGCTGACTCAATCAGTTCTTTTCGTAGATCAATAATCTTCCGGTAGGACTCGACCTGCTTATCATATACCTCTTCGATATAATCGATGATATTATTCTTGGTCTCCAAAATCTGATAGCCAAGATCCTCGACGTTCTCTACCGATTCAATATTATCCTTGTTGAGCTGCTCGGTTGTGTCGATAAGCTCCTCGGTCTCCTTGCGTAGGGCGTTAGTAGCCTCCTGTAGCGTTTCGTACTTACCTGCGGAATTAGCAGTAAGCTCGTTTAAGTGCTCCAGATTTTTGATATACAGTTTATTAGCTGCAGCGTCATAGTTCACCTGGAATCCAAGACGACGAAGTGCCCCTACATTAGCAGAGATTGTCGCCTGCTTAGCTGCAACCAGATTTTTCTCGGCCTCCGCTTCCTCTTTATATGCGTCTATAAGTCCGCTTGACAGGAAGATCTTATGAGACAGATCCTCTGTATGCTCCAGCTTCTTTTCAAGAGATGTGCGACGCTCCTGAGCTTCTTCAAGGCGCTTGAGTGCATCGTAATACTCGTCAATCGCAGCAATGTACTCTTCTACAAGCTTTGCGCTATCTTTTGCAGTCTTTTCGGCGTCTTTTTTCTCTTTTTCGATTTTCTGGTTTGTCTTCTCGCCAACGATAGAAGAGGCATTATCAACCAAGTTCTTGAACTTATCGAACGGCGTATCTCTTAACGCTTCAAGTGTTGCTATCTGGCCGTTTATTTGGGAGATTGCGTCGTCGAAATCCTTGATATCAAGTTCAAGCTTTGAGATATAATCGTCGAGACTGTATGTTTTTTCTTCGTAAACATACTCACTTCCGTCGAATGTGGTCTCTGTGGTGGTAATCTCTTTATCGTCGCCATTGTCTTTTGCACCAAATAGGCCGCCAATTACTCTTGCAACTCCAGCTATCAGACCTTTGCCGGCCCCAGATATCGCTCTTGCAGTTTCGTGCGCCTGTTCGGCAACCTTAGACAGGTTTTGCTGCATGCTATTTGCATTACGATACATTGCCATAGCGGCGTTGTATGCAGCGGCATTAAAATTCCCATCAATGTCTGTGCATACATCAAGTACGACTCTGTTGAACTCATTGATGTTATCAGACATAGATACGGCGGCTAGCCTGTAAGCATCCGCTTCCTCAATGCCGTTGTCAATCATTGCTTTAAGGACGGCATTCCCAACATTCAATTTATATTGGGCGGCTTCTTTGCTAATTTGGCCTTCGCCTTCGCCTATAGCTTTAGCGATTTCTAGCTGTGCTTCGGCAAATACTTTCTTACTCTCAAGGACAGCCTTATCTCCTTTAAGTTCTGCGATCTGACTGTCAATTTGAGCCCTGAGTAATTCCTCCCTACCTTTAATAAAGGAGTTGACTACAGCCTCGTTCAAAGCGAGTTCGCCATCAGCGGTAACTGTAGCATTATTCAGAATTTCAGGATACGCTTTAGCATACTCTAAAATTTTATCAAGTGAGAACGTAAAGCCTTCTGCAACGGCTTGTTGCAGATTGTAAAGGCCGGCGTAAGAAGTAGCAACAGAGTCGATAACACCTGCGACACTTGCAAAATTCTCAAGAGCTGCTGTGTATGCGCTAACATCACCTACGATATCGCTATATAGCGCGCCGTACACCGCAAGCAAGCCTTGATTTTCACGAATTTCATCAGAGTTCTCTGCGATCGCAATATTGTTTTCTTCGATAGCCTGTGTAACTTCTGTGATCTTATCGTTCCAGATGCCACCGTCATTCGCTAAAGCTCGCTGCTCTCTGTAATACTCTAGACTCTCCTGTAAGGTTTCGTTCTTTTCCGCAAGAAGCTCATTTTCGTCTGCAAGCGAACGTATCTCGCGCTCGATCTCAGCCATATCATGCTGCATCTTTGCGTTTGCGTTTTCTTTCCACGCCTCAGTGTTCAACTTCAGAACGCCATTTTCTTCATATATATAGCTAAGGTAATCTTCCTCTGCGGCAGCAAGTGCTTTGACCGTTTCGACAGAAAGACCTTTGCCTGAAGCCATGTCGTTTTCTGCGGTTTCAAGAACGGAGTAGGCAGTTTGAAGCTCGGACAGAACGTCTGTTAATTTATACAGTTGGGCGGTATATGCAGGAATAGGCTCCCCTACGTTATCTTGCACATAACCAAGCTCAAGGAGAATATTGCAAAGATCTCCAACGGACACACCGTAGTCGTCGGTAACCTTCTTCAGTTCGTTATACGCCTGTATCTCAGCCTCGGAAGCGATGCTATCGCCAGTAGCTTCAATATTAAGAATACGATATACATCAACCACACCGTCTTCGTTTTCGAACGCCTTTAAAGCTTCCTTTATATCATTTTCGAAAGACTTATCGTCAGAAAGGCGGGCCTTTACTTCTACCTCAAATTGATTGGAGGCAAAAGCCTTATCCCATTCATCAAAATAATTTGACAGGTATGTATTAACAGCCGCATTATCCCATCCGGACTCCAAAAATGCTTCTTCGGCCTTTTTCATTCTTTCAGCTGCAACAAGCACTGCAGAATTATCACCAGCCAATAAAGCCTCATCGTATTCTTTTCTCGCAGCAAGGACTTCTCCCCATACTTTAGAGTATCTATCCTCGTAATTCAGCAAGCCTTCTACATGCGTATTAAAAAGAGTTTCGCTCTCTTCGATTTGAGATTTAATCTTACCAATCTCTTTGGAGTAACTCTCAAGGCTACCGCCCACATACTCCATATATTTATCTATACCAAAATATTCCTTGCCTAAGTCTTCGGTGATTTTGTATAGAGCTTGGTATGCGTCCAGGACATCATAAATATCGCCTTCAAAATAACTCCAGAAGTCCTGGCCTATAACACCTCCGATAGGGATGTTGATATCCATATCGCGTAAGCCCTGTTCGAGCTTGTCATAAAACTCATCCAGGTCGATATCAATGCCGAGATTATTTGCGGCGGTATTTAAAACTCCACGGCTTGGAATGTCGATATCTATTCCATATACCTTTTTCCAGTCATTGCGATTAGTAAAGAGATCTATTGCATCATTTATGGCGGCGGTATTTTCTTGCTCAAATGAGCCCCACTCAGCCTTTTTTAGCCTATTGATAGCTTCTATCTGAGAATCAATACTTCCCGTAACAAGATTGATACCCTCTGCTTCTTTCCCAAACATCTCGACAAGAGACTTCTGAATGGAAATGAGCTCTTCGCGTTTATTATAAGCTTCCTCTTCAGATAAATTACCTGAATCAATAGCTTTGCGCAGTTCTATGGCTTTGCTTTTATACTCTTCAAGCGAGGTGCTGGTTTCATTAAATGCGTTTGCCGCTTCAATGGCAGCTTCCTTCTGTTGACGAAGCGCCTGCTGGTGGCTACTATAAATCCACACAGCCGCCATGATCGCTAAAGACAATCCGGTAATTGCAACCTGCGTTGTCGATGCAGAAATTCCCAACGCTTTAAGTGTCGCAGAGAATTTTGATGTGCCAGGTATCGCAAGCGCGGTACTACTTTTAAAGGACTTAAAAACAATAGGAGCTCTCTTAACTACATTGATAGCTGTATTAAATAAAGAACTAATTCTTAAAAGAAATTTCTCAATTGATTCTCGCTTAATTATTGCCAGAATCCCAATTGTGGATATCAGCACAGTATTGAGTCCGCCTATTGAGTCGATTACCCGTGCGACTGAACTCAGTATGTTTAACAATCCTGTACCGAACTCAACGATCTGCTTCACAAAATCAGAGTCAATGAGTGTAGTGGACAACTCGTCAAACGTAGCTTTAAATTCTGATATCTTACCAGCAATGCTATCAAGATACTTTTCATTCTCGGCCAACGCAGAACCGGCAGAGTTTGCAGCAGTAGCGATAACTTCCTCGACGGTGCTAAAATTATTAAGCAGAGCGGAAACAACATTGGCATTACGCACGCCACCGCCAATCAGTTCTGTAATATTTGCACGGGTGATATCGTTTAGACCCCCCCATACCTTAGAAAGATCGCGGATAATATCTACAGTGCTCTTAAATGTGGTGTCGTCGATCATAATGTCGACTTCGTTACCGGTCAGCGCCAGAATTTCCCCTCGAAGTTCAGACACGCTATTTGCCATGCCATCCGTCGCAATACCGGCTTCTTCAGCTTCAGTCTTAGCAGCACGAATGTACATAGACAGCGTTTTCATGGCTGTTCCCACTTTTTGCGGGTCTTGTATAACCTCATTAGCTGCAGTAATCAGCGCAATACTTTCATCTAAAGTATTGCCAGCGGCAGAAAGGGCAGATGCTGAATTCAGTAAGGCTTCGCCAACACCAGTAGAACTAATCGCAAAGTTATTGCCTACGATATTAAATTTATCTACGATAGACATAACATTGGAAGCTTCGACACCGAATGCCTGCATTGTAGAGATAATGCTTTCGGATGCCTGATCTATGCTTTCAATGCCGTCGCCTACATTTTTATAAATAATTGCAGCATCAGCAAGTGTAGAGGCGTCAGCGATATCATAGCCAAGGCGAGCGAAGTCTGCCGTTGCGTTTACAACATCAGAGATTGTGGCACCTACGACCTTTGCACGAGATGCGGCAGTATTGAGGAATCTTTCATATGCCTCTTCTGTTTCATCTGTGACCTTGCGAAGCTCGGTCATGGCCGCGTCTACTTCCTTTACAGCCACGACCATTTTCTTCATGCCATTATATATATACATAATGACTTGAGAGACGGACAGCCAAGATGCAAATTTTGAAGCAAGATTGCCGATATGCTCTGATAAAGTCTTTGTATTTTTACCAGCCGCTTTTATTTTTTCGCTGTATCCGCTAATGTCAGACTTTGCTTTTTTGTAGGCTTGATCATATGACTTAAGGGCTGCTTCTGAGGCTTCCGTACTGATCTTGGCGGCGTCAAGCAGTTTTTGCAACTTTTCAAGTTCATCAATGGCTTCTCCCATACCCTTATACGAATCAGCCGTATTGCCATACTGAGCCGCGGTCCAGTCATCCTTATTTTTTTTCGTTTGACCGAGCAGTTTATTTACTTTTTCAATAGCGGCGAGACGCTTATTTTCTATGTCTAATTCATGCTCTCTTGAGTTTTTAACCTCATTATTAGCATTAACAACGTCGAGTATAGCATCCGCCTCTTGCTGTAAAGCCGCGATACGCTCCTGAGACGCAACAGCCCCAGCCTTTTTCATCTCTTGGTAGTCCTGCTTGAGCTGAGAATACTTGGCGCTAAGTGCATCAAATTCAGCAACTGCGTCAGGGTCATTCTTATCACTTGGTTCCGCAGTTTTCCACGCAGTGTCAAGAGTCTTTATCGTCTCCTTAAGCACACCCGCTTGTGCTTTAGATTTTTCTACCGCCTTGTCAGTTGCGTTTGAGGCTTCGATAATGCTATCTTTGATTGAGCTAATTTCCTGAGTAAGTCCACTAAGCTCTTCTGCGGAAATCTGTTTTGTTGAGACCCTGATGTCAGTAATTTTCTTTTCAATGACATCAAACGCCTGAGCGATTTCTGCAAGCTTAGCTTCATCGGCAATCTCATACTTCCCACCAGCCTTCGCGGAGGTGTACATACTCCTAAGAGAAGTCAGCTCCTCTTTGAGAATATTCTTTCGGACTTTACTCTGAGCCGTCTCATCAGCCGCCGCCTTTTCCGCAGCAACGCGCTTTTCTTCGATTAGTTGGATCTCTTCTCTAAGATTGTTTATCCTAACTTGAAATCCGCTAAGCTCTTCTGCGGAAATCTGTTTTGTTGAGACCCTGATGTCAGTAATTTTCTTTTCAATGACATCAAACGCCTGAGCGATTTCTGCAAGCTTAGCTTCATCGGCAATCTCATACTTCCCACCAGCCTTCGCGGAGGTGTACATACTCCTAAGAGAAGTCAGCTCCTCTTTGAGAATATTCTTTCGGACTTTACTCTGAGCCGTCTCATCAGCCGCCGCCTTTTCCGCAGCAACGCGCTTTTCTTCGATTAGTTGGATCTCTTCTCTAAGATTGTTTATCCTAACTTGAAATCCGCTAAGCTCTTCTGCGGAGGCCTTGGTAGTTGCAGTCTCATAGTCTGCAACGCTCTTAGCGAGATTATTATACTCTTCAGTAATTCGATTTACTTCTACAGTGTTATCAATCTCGTTTTTGCCGCCAGGAAGCACAGACTGGAATGCGTCTTTCAAAGACTTCATGCTGTCCTTGATCGTGCTCATCTGCGCATTATAGCGATTTAGCTCCTCCTGACCACGAGCAGCTGCTGCCGTAATGTCATCTATCTGTGTTACAAGCTCTCCAGCACCACCCGGATCCACAAGCCCAGTGATCGTAACACCATTCTTAATGCTTAAAGAGTTGATTACGTTCTGCAGATCTTTTCTAAGCTTGTCAACCGCCTTAGAGCAATCAATATTTGTAATCTTGATCGGTGACTTATTGAGCATGGACTCCGCATCTTCTCTGACGCGATTCATGTCTTTCTGCAGAACAATGAACTTATTACTGATTTTGATTTGGTTGATTAAACTGTTTATCTGATCGTTAAACGCCTTCCTCGCATCACCCGAGCGATCAACCGACAGTTTAACCTTTGCGCCAAAACCCGCCATCCTCTCACCGTCCTTTACAAAAAAGACAGGCTAACCAGCCTGTCTGTCGAAAATTACTTCGCAAGAGCTTGTCGTATTGCACTGCTGATCTTGCGGCTATTATCTATTTCTTCTTGAGCGTTCCTGATAGCAGGACGCGGGAACCCGCTGCGCCATATACCCATGTCGCCCGTTTCTAACAGCTTTAGGAACGCGCCTGGGTATCTGTTTCGGAAACTATATCCTTTTACGACAGCGGGGGATGCTGTTACCCTACTGGTGACCATAATCTCGTCACTCTGGGAAAACTCATGATAAATGGCGCCCCTCTGTAATAGGAGGTAGCGCCGCTCGTATGTGGTCTTTTCTCCCTTAGGAGTAACCCATCCATTTTCCTTCGGCGTATACACGCCATATATATCATCTTCGATATGTTTTCTTACAATTTCTTTTGCTATAGGAGCGACGGTCTTATCCAAAATCGTATGGCACCGCTGCTGCACAGCATCTGTCAAGGTCTCCCAACTATCAAAATGTTGGTTTGGCATAACCATCCCTCCTTAAATTAGTATATGATACCGCAATAACACGGAATTTTTCTTTATTTAGGTCACATTGACGAAGACGGACAAATCCTGTAAAATAATGACGCCTATTTACGTCCAGTACACGTAAGGGCAAGAAAGGAGCTGTTCAATTTTGACACAGTTTTTGGACTTGCCCGTCTCTGAGGTAACATCAATGCGTAGGCAAGGTGAGTAACATCACTATTGCAGAGCCTAACTGCTAAAGTGCGATTGCCTTGGGTAAGAAGAGTGTCACATCCACTCCATATATGTTGTGGTAAAAAGTAGCGCTACGATTTCTACCGAGAATGAAAGGGAAGAAATGTGCCACGGCGGTAGCCACGGCACGGCCACAACATATGTTGCGCCAAGGCTCAGGGAAAACAAATTGGGGGAGAAAGCCCTTACGAGATGTGCGCGAGGGCTTTCTTATTAAAACTTTGGTATAATAACAAAAAGAGCCACCTACTAGCACTAGGTGACTCTTTGCTTTATGATACTCAAATATCATAAATATTTAGTTACTAAAGGAGGCTTATCCTAAGCCCCCCCTACTCTGTGAAAACTACATAGACTTCTATATCCGATAGATGTCTTTCTGTACTTAAAAGATAGCATATATGTTGTTAGATGTCAAATGGCCCGAAATCGTATAAAACACCGGATTGTATGTCCGGTGTTTTTTTATGTATTATGATTCTGTGTGCCATTCGGCATTATTGTGGTGTACAGAAGAGCATAACAGATATATTTCGGCAACATACTCCATTTTCCGCTCTCCAATTTAAAAATAGAGAGGCCCTTACAGCCTCTCTGATGGATAGCTTCACTCGGTCAATTTTTATTTTACCGTCGTGTCGGAACCGTCACACGACATCTTCACTCGGTCAATTTTTATTTTACCGACGAGTCAGAACCGTCACTCGTCTCTTCCAGAAACTATCCTAGCTAATATTATTATAGAATGCTCCTATGAATATGTCAACAAAAGAGTTATATGACAATACTATCATTTCTACCATATAATTCCGGCGCCTTATCATGCAATGCTGCTATCGAAATACAAACGTAGCTAATTTCTCTCCCATTTCTTAAAAAGGGGTTCAACTACGTGTTTATGCCCCGCATTGTGATCAAGATCCTTCTTTAGCCGTTCGAACACCTTTGAATCCTTCGGTGCAAGAAAAGGTATCTAACATCTGTAGATGCCTTTCTGCAAATTTTTCAAACAACGCTATTTTACCTTTTTGGCAAATTCTTGCATTAGAATTTGAGCGCCGCGCTTAGAAGCTTCCGTCGGTTTCTGTTGCATCTCTTTATAGATAGCAGCCGCCATTTTGCCTTTCACAACGGGCGTGGGAGCAAGCTGTGTTGCCATAATGACTTGTCCTCCTTGCTAAAATAATATCTTATTTTGTGTAAAGATATTATATTTAATACATCCACAAAATAAACCGTCCCAAGTAAATCATACTTGTACAATCAACGATTGTCAAAACATATGTTTACAGATAAGTCGCTTAGCGAAAGATAAATGTAGCTAATTTATCTCTGCCCCTTTTTAGAGAAGGAGATTCGGCTACCTGTTTACGCACAGGCGTGCTTTCAAGTTCTTTTTTGAGCCGCACAAATGTTTCTTTGTCTTTTACGCAGAATTTTTTCGTAATAGACGAAGTAGCCATAAAAACACCTCCTCATAATAGTATGAAAAATACTGTATAAGATACCAATTATCAAATTGGTATCATGATATATTACATATAGATAGAAGGCACAAAGCGATATAAGGCAAATACTATGATCAAATTCACTCATAGCATTTTTATCTAAATATAAAATTTGACAAAAATATCCCAATATAAAAAGTGGGAGATTACCGATAAGTCGCCAAACTTATCATAACTGAATAAGAATATACCGACTGACCGCCAAGTCAATCATATAAATTGACACTAATCAACAGGTAATATATAATATGGGTCGGAACAACGAACCATAACACTGAAGATTGGTGGTAAAATTGGGCGGTTGCCTCCTGCTCCCGGTATCGGGCCGAAAGGAGGTTATGTAATAGCTCGCCTACCGGGATCAGAGATGACTACTGGGAGGCAGGTGATACATACATTGGACATTTGGACTGCAGTAAGTGCTATCAGCGCTACAATTGGTGCTATTGGCACCACAGTCTGCGCAGTATGCGCCGTTATTTCTTTGCGGAATGACAGAAATGAAAAGTGAGCTGCCTATGCCAGTAGGCAGCTCACGATGTTTGCAGAATAAAATTCTGCATAACTAATCGAGTCTTGTTTATATGAAAGGCAACCGCCTAATGGCTCGTTGTTCTTTCTGCTATTAGTATATCTGCACTCTTTAAAGTTGTCAATATGTATGATATATTACATATGGATAGCCTGAGCGCTTTTATAGTAATTTTCCCTAGCTACTCCATTCGGAATTGCGGCGTGCCGCAACTATCATATGCCCACCCGGTAAGATGATACAAGCTAAAGAAAGGGGGAAAGCTACTATGGCAAAAGCTAAAGTAGAAATAAAAGTAACGGTTAAGAAAACCGTGAAGCGTCGTATTGTCGTAAGATGATAATGACGTAGCTCAGGCTATCTCACATTTTCTATAATCAATTCTTAGCGCCCGGGAACGGAACTACTTCGTCAGAATTAGCGGCAGCCTCATCGCGCTGCACGCCAAGCACAGCCTTGGCAATAGACTCCTCCGTCATAGTATCCATCTCAGAGAACTTCTTCATAACGCTATTCAGACTATCGCCACTGATGCCACCGAATACAGCTTCGAACTGCTCAACCATTGCCTCGATGCGCATCATCATCTCATTAGTCTTAGCCGCCAGAACGGTTTCGATCATTTTGACCTCATGCCAGATTCGTGCGTCAATAGCTTCATCAATCTCGTAAAGCTGATTGGTGTCAATATGCTCCTTTACCTGGGAAATAATATCCATACCTTCCTTGCTGTATATAAATTCATACTGCTTCTCAGCATTAGCAGGCAGCTTGAGGTTCGCATAAGACGTTAAGATATTGGAGTAAATAACGAATTCTCGGATCTCAGGCGTATATTTTGCCGTCTCTGCGTCCACACAGGAAGAGACTACGTCTGCTACAAACTGCATCATATCTTTTAGAGGCAGAGTGCGGCGGATAGTGATGTTTATATCCTCATTCCCACGCAGAGGTACTACAACCGTATTTTCCTTCAGAGAATCTTCCAACTTGCTGATGGAAATTCTGGACTCCTTTTTTGCCATAATAAATGCTCCTTTAATTCTTCTTTGTATTCTTGTTTGGTTTTTCGAGCTCTACAACATTTACTATATAGGTGCCGATAGATATTGCATCCGCAAGATTGTCGTTTTCTGTCTCTATACCAAACTGGTCTTTTACGAATTGGATAGATAAAAGCTTAGACTTTTTCTTGTCACCAGCCTCAGTAGTGGACTCGTCACTCTTAGCTCCTATAGATTTTTCTACGTGCGCTTTGCAAAAGCTTTGCCACTGAGATGGGGCGATAATTCCATACAAGTATTCGCTTCTCTCAAAGAGATTCACGAGTACGCCCTGTAACTGCGCAAGCCTTTTAAATGCCTTAACATTTGCACGCATCTGGATGTCCTCAATAAAAACAGCGTCTATGTCATATGACTTCAGCAGAGAGGCGACAAGATCTTCAATATACATAATTGCTTTCGCATATGTATACTTTTTGCTGCCAAGAGAAAAAGTGCCGTATCCAATCAGTTCCTTTTTTTCGTAATCAAAAACAGACCACGCGCCATTTCGTGCCTGGTCGATTGCTAAAATATTCAGAGTTCTTCACCACCAAATAGTAGAAAAAGAGGAGGGGAGAAGCAAAATGTTTCTCACCCTCCATTATATAGTTTAGCCAACAGGCTATGCGTCTTCGTCTTCCTCGTCTTCTGCGTCGTCGAAAATAAATTCTACTTCTGCATTCTGCTCGGAATCCTCAACCGTGCTAAGCTGCCACACTTCTACGACGGGCATCTCAACAGGCTCCTCCACACTCCTAGCTGCGGTAACCCTGTCGAGATATACCATGCCGCATTCAGGGGAGCAAGCTACCTCGCGCCAGTTAAATACACTGCCGCCGGCTCTTGCGCTGTTACATGCTTCGTAGACTTCGCCGCACACCCTGCAGGTCTTAGTCTGCTTGGGCATCACTATCACCTCAGTGATTAGACTGCGTCAGGGGCGTCTTCGCCGAAGATGGTATAAGTCCACAGAGCGCCGCTGCCGCCGCAAGCGCCTGCCAGAGAGCGGGCTTCGAAAGCATGAACAGTCTGGCTGTCGCCCATCTGAATGTCGAAGTTGCCGTTGAAGTCAGCCTTGGGAATGAAGAACTGTACGCGGTATACGTTGGCGCACTTGTCTTCAGCAAAGGCGTCGATATACAGAGCAACCTTTTCAGAATACTGGTCAGACAGGTTCTCCAGTACGTTAGCCTGTACGTTGCGGAAGTAGTAAACTGCAATCTCTGCGCCATTTTCTACATCGCCTTCGGCAAAGGTGATGGTCCTGGTAGCGGGATCATAAGCAAACACGCCTTCTGCAGCGGCTTCGCCCTGAGTCAGAACCTTGCCGAGAGTGCCGTCTGCATTGCGCAGATATACGGACTCGATTTCGTTGCCGGCAGTACCCACTGCCTTATAGGCAGTAACAGCCTTACCGTCAGCCACAGACAGATAGTCAGGGAACATAACGGAGGTAGCCTTGTTCTGGAAGGTGTTACCAACCTGAGTTTCCAGCAGGCCGCCAGAGAGCAGACCGTTGTTGCCGCTCACGGTAACAGCCTTGTTACGCTTCAGGGTGTTCAGCAGACGACCCTGCTTACCGGTAATATCGGTAGCTTCCTGGGTGTTTGCGATAGTTGCATTCTGAAGCTCGTCCAGAACCCACCTGAATGCACCGGAGACGATATCAAACGCAGTGATAGTCTCAAGGCTGGTAATGGTAATATCGTTAACATTAACGCTCATTGTTTTAATCCTCCTATTTTGATGTAAGCCAGTTCAGTTGATCCTGGCTCAATTCTTTCGAATTGATTGTGCCTGCATAGCAGCCAATCATTGTATTGTCGTAATTGATCTTCTTAACGATCTGGTAAACGCTTGCGTTGAACTGATAGATTGTCAAATCCAGCGTCTCCTCGTACCCATACTTGTACTGTTCGGTGTTTACCATTGCGACAATGAGCTCCTCCAGCTGCGACTTATATGGTCGTCTGGCGGCTCTGCGCTGCTTAATCCTTGCACGCTCAATCATGTATTTTTTGGCTTCTTCATTCGCCGGTTTGCGATCATTCTTTTCAAGGTGGTTGATCTTGCGTAGTACCCCGCATATCTGATCGTGTACCGCACGGTCTATCACGATATTGTTCTCCTGGTCTATCAGTACCAAATTCCCATTTTGCTGATTAACCGCCGCCTCGAACTTCGTCAAGTCAAGATCGCCGAAAACAAGGCTTGCGTCAGATGCTTTGATCTCACGAAACAGCATTAAAAAAAGTTCAAATGAAGATATCTGGGCAAAATCCACCCCAATATCATGCAATTGAACCATAAAATCAGCGGGGGTTGCTGTTACTGCCGTAATCAGGCTATAATAAGCACCCTCATCTTCAAGGATTTGTCTAACGGTAGGGATAGTAATAGAGATAGAATCGTTCACAGGGTAGGAACGCGAATACAGATAACCTTTAGCCACGCTGTTTCCTATTGGCGGGCGGTCGCTTTGACGGGCTTACACGATTAAAGTCCCTGGCAGAATAAGTTAAAACCCTGCCCTGGTAGTCTGCAATCGGGGAAAACCTGCCCACTGAGTGCAGTTCCAGTTCGCCAAGCCCAAAGTAACGGCTGCCAATCAGTTCTTTGTTAATCTCAACAGCCAGCTGATCCATCCGAATACCACCTTCATTCAGACGCATCTTGCTTTTGTGCGTAAAAGCCCATACATACAGAGCAGGCAAATAAAACGTCTTATCGACGACGTCTGCAATATCCACATCAAAGCAAATAAACGTCTTGCCATCGTCCACCGTTTCCGGTATGAACTCATAGGGATATATTTGCTTATATGCCAGATCGTAATTGGGCGCAGGAGCCGAGCTGCTGTCTGTCACAAGGCGCACAATCTCTTCATTACAGCACAGCGTTTTCATTAGCTCGTTCTTGTAGTCAAAAAATTCATTTAGAAGCATCAGAGCCACACCCCACTTTTTTCAATATCGCCCGGGGCGTTTTTCTTTTTCTCCCTGGCGTCAGAAACGATTCGCTCAAGCGTATCGTCAACATGTACGTCAGGCTTCGGAGCTTCAGACCTTGGCTTCCAGCTGTAATAGTCAGCAATGCGAAGCTCTATGTTATCATCATCCGTAAGATTGACTTCGTTGAGGATAAAGCGGAACACACCCTTGCCGTCGTATACATTAAAAAGCTTGTTGGGCTTCGTAATCTGATAAGCGAGCACCTCATCGGCATCTACATCGTCAATCAGAAAACGTCTACCACGGCTCAGCTTATCAGTATCTCTATCCTTGCCGATTGTTACCGCAATACGGGCGTCACCAATTGCCATCATATCGGTAGTCTTTTCGCCGATAAGATATTTCGTACCATCCTCAACCACACACCAGCGGCCAATCACATTGCCACCGTCGTCAATCCAGCGTAGAAAATAATTGCAGCGACGCATCAAACCCTTTGTATAAAGCGTCCGATGTGCGTCTACTTCTGTTACAAGCCACATGGAACCTTCCCACTCAATAAGGCCTCCGTGAGGAAGACTTTCTCCGGGAAGCGAAAACACCTTTTTCTGTGTGTAGTCACCCGTGACATCGTCAACAGACACCTGCTTATCTTCACCATTAACCTTGACTATTTCGTAGGAGAGGGAAGACACTATATTTCGCGCTATACGGCCATGTGTGCGATCCAGCGTAGCATTTCTTTTAGGGTCGCTCGTGGAATCACCGGCTACGCCGAAACGCGCCTCATAAACGCTCCATACGCCCATATGGTCGCACCTCCTCCGCATAATACTTGAGCCGAAGCTTGTTACAAATTGAGATTGCCTTAAACACTTCTCGTTTTACGACAGGAGTATCACAGTCATTCTCAATCAAATACTGCAGAATTGACAGAAGTGTGAGGTACATGGAATCGCAGCCTACCTTACCCACCAACCCTTGGAACCCCAAGAGTTCTATTTGAAGGCTTTGCATGAATTCATTCAATGAGGGCTCCTCACTCTCCTTGAGAGGAAGAATTTTGAAGAACTGATGCACAAGCCCCCGCAGATATCCCTCGACTATCGAATCCGAAATATTATATCCACGTGAAGTAATCATAGGTATAGATCGCTCAGATCTCCATGTCGATACGAATATTCCCTCATCATGTTCGTAAAGTCTTTCTTGGAAGTGTTATAGGCATTTGTTATACGGTACAATAATTCAGCAGGGGAATACTGTGAAAAATCCGAGGTATTAAGGACATTCTCCAGATTGTCCGCCCTATAAACATAGGGCTTCATCCACTGAACCAGCATACCCTCAGATACGATATCAACGATTTCGTCAATCTCGTCATCTGGTATGGTTGCCTGAAACTCGCGCAGCGCATCGTCACACATAGTAAGATCATACTTACAAATCTTGTTGAACTGAGCGCAGGCACGCTTCATATAACCGTCAACCACGCTATTCCTGCTATAGTCATCAAGCCTGATGAAATCATACTCGGTAACCTTACCAAGAAAAGCGGCGGTAAATAAATTGTAAGAGACGCTCATAGAACACCTCCGTTAATGTTCAATTAGCTCCACAGATAGGCTTTTTTCAAGAGCTGCAATCACCTTGATGGAGTCAATCATGCCATCTGCAATAAGCTGCTTTGCGCGGAAGGCAAGAGATTTCTTCTGACCTGCCGACAGAGCTGCGACCACCTTTTCGATTTCGTCAGGGGTCTTCTCGAACAGCTTATCAAAAGAAGCGGAATTCAACGCATACTTGTAATACTGACCCATGCCAAGCCACTCAATAATTTCGGGGTCGTCAAACAGGAACCAGTTGTTTACGAAAAACGCCTTATAGGAATTCTTTGCAGACTTCAGCTCTGCAAGCTCCATCTCTTGTTCGTCGCCAAACGCATCCCAGACAAATCGTTCTCCGGTCTTTTTACTCTTGTAAACCAGAGTGCCGTTGAAACCATTTTTTACAGTGACATACATATTGGGGTCGAGGTTCTTCTTGACCTTATAAGACTTCTTTTCGGAAGTCTCAGCAGGCGTGTCTTCTGCCGCTTGCTGAACAGCGTCATTCTCGACGGGCTCAACAACCTCAGATACAACTGCAGCCTTTTTAGCCTTAGTGTTTGCGCTAGCCATAATATACAATCCTTTCATTCATAGTAAACGGCAGCCCCTACTTGGGGCTGCCGAAAAATTATTTAATTAAGCAATTTCGTAGCGACCGATACCGGCGTTGCCACCAGCCAGTACGATGCCCATTCCGTACTTCTCGCCATAAAAATATTCGTGAGTAAGATCGCGATTTTCGGTGGGGTTGCCCAGAATAACAGTGGACTGACCCTCATAGACCACCTTGATAGGCTTAGAGTCACCAGCGATGACGGTGAGCATGTTGTCAGGGAAGATAAACTCAGTAGAGTTGACCTTATGACGCTGAGGAGTTGCTACGACGGGATTTCCAAAAAACTGGCCGTAATAACCCATGGTGTGGAGCTCATCCTTTGCGCCATCAGACTGGATGGACTCCTTCAGATTGCGGAGAGCCTTCTTGGTACCGATGATGGTAGCGGGCTTGCCGCCGGCGGCTGCTTCAACGTGAGCAATCAGGTCGAGCAGAGCATCTTCATCATATGCGCCAGCTGCGGGGAAGTAAGTAGCGCCACCGAAGTTATCAGAGGTAGCAGTGCTCCACAGAGTGTAAACATCACCCAGCAGCTTCTTACGGAAGGATTCAGACACCTTGGAGATGAAGTGGTTGAAGTCAACCTGGCCAGACAGAACGCGGTTCATTTCCTCATAAATACGCACAACCTTGAAGGTAGTGGGAATAGAGGTCTTGCTTACACCGCCGAGCCTCTGGCGACGAATACCCTGAGTACCATCGGCAGCGTCAGCGATCACAAACAGATCGTTGTCTTCGATCTCGAAGATGTTCTTATCGCCGAGGGCGACATTGCGGAAGTCTACGAGAGACATAAAATAGTCATCATTCTGAAGACCGTCCACGATGGTGCGGGACAGGATCTCCTCAATAAGAGCGAACAGACCCACGCACTTACCGTCGCGGATGTCCTTGTAGTTCAGAACAGTAGAACCATTGTTGGCAGCAACCAGTGCCTGACGCAGTGTATCCATAGATTCACTTACGCTATACTTGGTAGGGGTGCCATGATAAGCATCAACGGCAACTCTTACAATTTCATGCATATCAGCCATTGTAATTTCCTCCTTTATCAGATTTTTACTTAAGCTTCGACGTTGCCGATCTTGACAACATAGTAGGTGTAGCGGCCTGCGATCTCGATAGCCATGATGGTACCCAGACCGGTACCAGCAGCGTCAATCTTGCCGCCTTCGCCAATGCCAACTTCAGCACCCTTTGCAGGAACAGCGCCGCCCACAAAGCCTTCCTTGGTCACGGAGAACATATTGCGGCTGCGGGGAATATAACCACGGCAGATAGAACCAGCTTCGTTGATGAACTCATCCAGGTTCTTCTTGCGCTCGTCATACATAACCTCGACAGAACCGACAACAGCACAGTCAGACAGCTTGCTGGAAGCGGTAGCCAGAACAGCCTTCATCACTTCGCGCTCGCCCTCTTCATAGCCCTGCAGTTCAACGATAGTGCCGTTTTCCACAGCAATTTCCTTGCCATCAGCGTCATAAACGCGGCAAGACACCAGATCAGCAGCAACATCAGTACCGCTGAGTAAATCAGACCTAAATACGGTATAAGCCATAACTTTTCCTCCTTGTTAGTTTGGATACAAAAATAGGCGACACGCTCAATCCGCGTTCGCCGGTAAATATGCTAGTCTCTATACGATATATAGGAAACTATCTATTGGGTGGGAACTGCAAGAACAGTCCGCCATAAGGCTCGCCTTCAAACTTGTTCTTTTCAACAGGCAAGCGAGGAGACTTCTGCTTCTGAGCAGAAAAAGTGTGGGGTGTATTGCGTCCGCGAATGGCAAAACACTTATCCTCAAGCTCTTCAATAGAAAGCTCAGAACAGTCACTCTTCAGCGCCTCGAAGGCTTCGATGCCATTCAGATCTGCGAACATAGCAAAAACCGCGTCCTCATCAGCAGCGCGCTTGCTATCAAGCTGCTCCTGCTTATACTGGCGCAGTTCATTCAATTCTATATTCATGCTATTGATCGTATCGGAGGCGGCATTGTATTTTTCCTCCAACTCGGTCTTCGCGGCTTCAAACTCAGCATTCAGCTCAGAAGCCTTGGCAGATACGGAAGCTTCAACCACAACGTCAAACATTGCTTTGTAAGACAGCTCAGCGTCGCCCTCATCGAAGTCTACGATGGAGAACTTCTTGCGCTTCTTAGACTCAAAGTCAACCACGACGTTATCGCCGTTCATAGAATAAGCGAAACCATACAGCTTCCAATCTTCCATGTCATAGCAGAATACTTCCATAGCATCGGAGTCGTAGTCGCAATACATATAGCGACACATTTCGCCCCATTCGGTTTTCACCTTTTCGGCACACAGTGCGCCGAGCAGTTCTTCTCTGAACTGTTCGCCGGACAGTGCAAACTGATTGTCTTCAGGCGCACCAGAATGATCTTCGCTACCAAAACGTGCATTCAGTTCTGCTTCCAGTTCTTCCACTGACATCGCCTCGATATCAAAATCAAGCTGATCCACACTTAGACCAAACTTGGTAAGCAACTCCATCTTATGTTCCAAGTGCTCTTTTCCTCCTTCCATCGGATTTTGTTGATGTATGTCAACCTCAACCGAGGCATTGACCTTTTTGAATTTTTCTTTAAACTCTTCCATCATTTCCGCATACATTTTCTTGAAGGTGTCCATGCCAAACATAGCAAGGCTTGCGGATTCATAGCAGGGCTCTGCAGCTTCGAGCAGACAGAATGCGAGAAACTCGAATGAATCAATTACATAAACACCGTCTTCCATGCGTCCGCTCTTTACGCGGATCTCCATGGATTCATCGGTAATTACATTGTTCTTGATCTTCTCGTATGCCTCCTGGCGTTTCCATATAAGCGCTTCTACGCACAGATACTCATGTACACCACTATCGTCCTCAAAGCATTCCCACCACGAATTGGCGCTCTCAGGTATCACGCCCACCGGAGTGGTGATATTAACGATCTTTGCAACCCCGTCTTTCATCACGATCTCAACATCATGGCTGCCAATCTCATCAAACTCTCGGTTATAATTGCAGACGATAGGGCAGTTATAGATCGTGGGCAGGCTGCGCTCGAACGCCTCTTTGGATATACTTGAGCCATTGCGGTTCTTACCAACATAGGCAACTTTAAGCACACCCGCATCAAATGAGCTGTTGACCTCGCACAGTTTTTCGACAGAAGAGCTGTATGTAATTTTCATGTGTTCGTCCAATTACATCACCGCCTTTCTAAAAATAATAAAAGGTGGGATGTGACTCCCACCTCAGAAAGTAAGCATATCAGACGCAACGAATGAGACTCCCGCGCAGGTGATCTCCTCATCATATGCGAACGTATTCACATCCTTATTCTCGAACACCCAAATATGGTTGCGCTTGTCTTCTTTGAGCAGCGCATATCCCATCGCAATCATTTTGTCCTTGTCTGCTTGACTCATCACATAAATGAAACGCACAACCGTTTCCTCCCTTTTTATTCGTTATTATCTCCGTCTTCGTGCTCACGTGACTGCTCGCCGGAATCGCTCAGTTCTCCAATGTCTTTTTGGGGAGCACCAGCGTCGCCAGAACTCATAGTCGCAGAACTCATCAGAGGCTTAAACCTAGACTTCAGATCCAGCACACTGTCTTCCAGGAAATTCATGCAATCCATTTCTGCCTGAGACACACCCTGAGAAGCACAGTAGTACGAAATTGTGGGCAAACCATACTGAGCAGCCTTCAAATACTGCTCACCAACCTCTTTGCGGTTGTATGGGCTGCAGTCCAGGAATGTAACCTTAAAATTCTTGCCGTGTGAGTAACTTTGGATAAATCGATTCACAACACCTTCAAGGCTCTTAACGATGCCATAGGTAATCGCCTGGTCAGCCTTGATAGACAGGAGCAAGGCATTGCTGGACGCCTTGTCGTTATTGAACAACAGGGTAGACACGCCAGCAGCTGTGAACAGATTCTGTTCAGCTTCAGCAATTGTGTCACTATCGCCAGCCGTAGACCTATCGAAGCTGATCTTGCTGATATCCATAGGAGACAGCACAGCGCCAACCTCTTCGGGCAGCACGTTATCCAGATTACGATAGAATTCCTTTGCCTTATCGAGATCCATCTCCCATTCGCCATCAGCATTGATGCCAAGCTTCATCACGAGCATTGCATAGTTTTCAAGCTCAGTCTTGGTCATCTTTAAATTTTTATAGTCTTCCAGGTCATATACCTCTCGGAACATGCCAACGAAGGGAGGGAGAGAGTAGTTCAGAATATCCATATTGCACTTCACGGCAAACGAAGTGGGAGAGTCCAGCTCCTGCCACTTCATCCCAGTCCTGTCTTTCTGGTACAGTTTATACTTTCTCTCAAATTCAGGTGGATAAAGTGCCAAAAACTCACTGTTGGAGTCGAAGTAGGAGAAGTCAAAAGACACATTCAGCACATTCCCTTCAACCACTGCAATATCGCAATAATCAGATGGCAGCTGCTGAATGGTGATGTTATCGTTTGTCACCCACATAGTGCCGAAAAAGGTATCCTCTCTCAGGCAAACCGTGATAATCTTGGGGAACTGATTTCTGATATCCATCGCGGAAAGCATATTTAAGGTTTTCCTATATTGCTTACCAATAGTTGCCGGTTTTGCGACGGCTGTGTCAATTTTGTGCGGAGACAGCACATATGACAAATCGGTCAACCCAGTGAAATACTGGATCAACCGACGAAAGTGCGAACTCGCACCGTAAATGTAGATAGCAGCATTTCGCAGATTTTTCTGGTTACTATACGGGTTCTGCAAAAAGCTGGTAATTTGATCTTTGGTGTATAAATAGAAGGTGGGGCTTCTTGAGGTACCGTTCAGATCTCTGGTAATCAGTCGATTAAGTGCCGCAAATCTCTGTGGCAAATGGATCATACCGTCGATATTGAATTTGGAACTCGTCGCCGCCGACCCAGAAATGCTCTCGGTCACTTCAACAATCTGTTTATCCACTATTTCACCCGCCCTCCTTGTTTAATTTTTGGTGCCCTGAACATGAACATAGAATCACCCTCGGACACAGAATTGTTCTTTCTCTTAATCTTGCTCTCAAGCTGACAAGCAACCCAGTGGCTATAGCTCAAACTGGAATACCTATCCTTTCGCACGCCTTTTTTGCGTATGATCTTTACAAGACCACTGCTTTCGTCATGCTGCAAATTGATCAGCTCGTTAATTAAGAGCGTTGTATTGATGTACGGCATCTGTAGGCGCAGTTTATCTGATGCATCAAGAGACCCATACCCTCGAATGCTTCCCAGGTTCGTCTCTCCATCATATTCAGACACAAGCAGCCTGATTCGACCCATCCTAAACCCGTCACGAAGCAGAAGCGCACACTCGGAGTTAAATTTGTCCGTAGCGTTAATTACCCAAAGCGCCTTTTCGGCACCATGAGGAGCACGCGCAGCCCACTCTGCATTATTGCAGCAGGAGAGGGCAGGGTATACTTCGCCAGTATCAGGATCATTAATATCTCTAACAAGACTATCTGCGATACCGAAACCTACCAAATTGTTACCCTGGCGGCTTTTTATCCGCCAGATCTTGTGGTTGAATTCCCACAAGGTCAGCATATCTCTTTATCCTTACTTAAAAAGTCTAACAACTGCTCACGGTTATTACCGGTACGACCATATGTTGAATGGAAAAGGCTGTGGCATTTGTTACACAATGTGATACCATTATCAACATCATATCTTGTTTCTGGGCTGGTTTTGTAAGACAGAATATGATGCGCATTGAGGCCATTAGACCTACAGCGCCTACCATAAACTACGCCCTTCCCGCCACACCTCACACAACTATAGCCATCTCTTTCAAGCACATTTTTGCGCCATACTCGATAATCCGGCAGCCTACGTTCGCTTTCTCGCTGCAAATTGGTTTTGTTTGGATTCCACCGGGGGCTATCTTCGCCTAACCGCATCCCAGCTCCATAATCCAAGTTAAGATAGTGTCTCACGCCATACTTTCGCATACACGTATCAGACACCTTCGCTTGAATAGACTGTAGCATCATCGGATGTTCGACACCGTACTTATCTACACACGAAGCCCTTATCTTATTTTTTATCTGTTCAGACGCAAATACATTCTTCACGCCAAACCGATTAAGATTTGTTTTTTCGCGCTTTTCTTTTACGCCATCAATAAATGTAACATTGGGTACATTATATTTCTGGATAATTGAAAGTTTAGATTTTTCTCCAGTGCAACATGGATCCCCGCAGCAATCGGTATGCAATATACCATCGCGCTTAAGCCTAAGATATGTACACCACCATTGTGTAAAAACCTTACCGCAATAGTCACACATAAGATTTATCTCAGCCCTGCTTCCAACAGTCAGGTCATCTACAGAAACTTCGACGGCATCTCCCATTTTTGTAAACTCATAACCAAGACCAACGTAGTGAGATTTATTCTTAGCATTCCATTTTACAATTGCAGTGGACGACAAAAGCATAAATATCGTCCTCCTTTTAAGTTTTAGATAGCGCGGACTCGTGCGAGCGTTATATTCTGCATAGCAGTTTCAGCTCGTATGCGTTGCCTGTGTTATAGCTGTTGCACTATAACTTCCAGTCTGATTAGCATCTCAGCCTTCCAGTTTTCTTCCGCGCAGTTTACCAGCATGTTTCCATGCTGGGGGGCATAGATTCACCCTTCACGTCAATTACGATATAATCGCACATATACATCTCATACAACTTTCGTATTCGCAGTGCCTGATCAGCGGTGTGCGCACCTTCTGAGGACTCTGTGTATACAATATTGTTCATATATCTGCCAGCCTTTGTAGGCAATAGCTGATTTATAAAAATAGCCGAGGCGTCATTTTTGCTCTTGGTGCTCGCCATCAAGGCAAGGTCAACTGACAGAATGCGCTTCTCGCCATTCTGCTTCGGAGGGATCTTTACCTTTTTGGAGTCCGATAGCTTGATCGCCACGTCGTCCGGCAACATGGGGTAGGCAACCTTCCTGTTTTTCGACACAGTATCGAAGTCAAAGAATGTGCCATCAAGGTCGCCGAACCAGAGGCATTCCATCTCCCATGAAATGCCTTTTAAATACCCCCACTTTCGTGGTATTTGAAGGGATTAGACTATATCATGCTTGTTAGTACAAGCCCTACCGCTTCCACCGGTGCTTATCTCCGGTGTACATTACTCGGTTAGCGACATCAGTCGCTCCTTTTATTAGTCGTTGCACCTTCTAAATCAATATATTCAAAATGCTTCCCTTTACAAGTCTTTTGATGTCCGGTAAGATGACCACACATTGTAGATTTGGACACTCCATATGAATTAGCGGCAGCAAGAACCGACTCGTAGATAATACCGTCTTCCACGCACCGAACCGGTCTAAGTCCAACAGTCTTTCCAATGTTTCTCATTCGCTCACTAAGCTCTTGTCTTCTTTCAGATGAAAGATTAAGCTGTTTTCCTTTCGGGCCACTTTTCTCGCGTTGAGTATTAGTCCACTTTGACCCGTACATAGGGTTACGCTCACCGCGCTTACACATGCTTTGTTTCTCCAGTGTGAAAGGAGAATGCCTTCTCCCATACATAGGATTGGCCGTTTTATCAGCATACCTTTCCTTAGCTTTAACTGATATAAGCTTTTTAGTTTCGTCGGACATTTCTTTGTTATCTCCGCCTGGCAAAAGATTATATCCGCACGCTTCATCAGTGCTATTGTAAAGAGTGATATAATAAATTTCTCGCTTGTTAGCCTCGTCTACCGTGTCTACTATCTCCAGGATGTCTGGTTTAAAAGCATCCCATGAATATTTTTCTATGGCAGAATAAAAGCGCCGACATTCGCGGTAGTTTCTACCATTAGCCTGCGCTCTTTCCTCAAGGGACTTACTTGTTTGGCCAACATACACCTTTCCGTTGTGTATGTTGGTGTAGCGATAAATTATATATATAGCTTCTATCTCCTTGGTAAATATATTGAATTTAGCTTGGCACAGGGTTGCCATGCACACAAAGCGTTTAGGTTTTCCCTGTTAGCGCTGCACAAGCAGCACCCCCTGCAAGCAACAGGGTTCGATAGGTTTAAGGAGCACAGAAATGTTTATGCTCCACTTGGTCTCATTAAATCCAGCCTCGCTCATTTCGTCGGCGACTGCATTGTTGTCAAGCAATCCCTCTTTAATAGAGAGCTGGTAAGGTAATCCGCACACAAAATACCTTGTCGTATCATCCAGCATCTTGTCCGTGTAATCTTTTACCTTGTCATATGACCAGTGGGATTTGAAATAAGCCGAGGAGAGATAAACCTCTTTATTACGCTCTTTTAAATGAGTGAATTTAGGATTATGGAGATATCCGGGCATACGAGGTGCAGTTAAGAAACGACGAAGAACTGTCTCAATCGTATCCTTATCTACCATACGGAACTCGTCCACTAACAAAATGTTAGCACGATTGCTTCGCGCAGAATCTGAGGCAGTAACGACCTTAATAGAAGAGCCGCTCTTGAAGTCAACGTAGGCGTTAGCACTACCTATAATCAGACTCTCGATTTCATTTTTCAGTAGGGGCGAGTTTGGCAAAAGCTCAATCTTGATTTTCTCAAGAATGTTGGTACTTTGGCCTCGCGTACCTGACGCGATACATATTTTCGTACCCGGGTATAAAATACATCGAACGCAACAGAAGACCGCAAGTAGCCAGGATTTTCCCTGGCCACGGGCAGCGATGTAACAGAAGAAGTGGCAGATGTTCATCATAAACAACAGTATCTTCTGAAACAGTCTTAGGTGTACGTTCAAATAATCTTCAGCAAAACGGTGTGGGTTCGCCCTGTAAAAGGCAGCCCACGCGTTTACGCCGTCGAGGATTCTGCTTTCTCTTGTCTCATTCGCCATAGATCTCACCGTCCAAATCTACAGTGCCATCACCAGCTCTGGCGAAAATATCCTCGAATATAGCTTCCTCGTCTTCGCCCTCATACTCGGGGCGCTCAACACGCAGCCGCGCCATTTCTTCTTCGTACAGGCGGCTGTATGTATTATCAATCTTCATCATCTTGCAAAGATGACCTAGGAACCAAACGGAAATATATTTGCCAATGCCATCCACATCTCTCATCTGAGGATCAGGAGCAGAAATAGGACGCGTGTTTTCTATTTTGCGTATCCACACACCAAAAGGCGTGCCTTCTGCCGCAGCGTCCAGACTTTCTTCTTTCTTTTTCTGGACAGGCTTTAGATTAGCACTACCAAGCAATGTGTTTAGCGCATTGACAGATTTATCTGTTGACTTGCCCATAGCTGTATCTCTGGTAATGGTAACCTCCAGCATGCAGATCTGACGGATAATAGCGCACTCGCTGACGTCCATGGAATACCTATCAGTGTCTCCGCACCAATATTTAAGACGTCTCTCCAGGTCAATATAAAAAGGGCGAGGGAACCCCTCACCCCAAAATTCAATGACCTCACTCGGTATCAATACCTCGTCGCCGGTATCCACAATAGTCTCAACGGTATCCGCCGCGTCAGACAACCGCATTGGCAGACCCTCTTCGTCAAGTGTGTCGTCATAGGTCTTGCCAACATACTTGTAAAGATTCGTCTTGCTGATATATGTCAGCACACGCGAATTCGTCGTATTGCCCTTATAGACCATCTCATACACTTTTTCATGCCAGTAGATGTCAAACTTCATGCAGATACGGCGGATGGCAGCCTTCTCATCGCCCAACACAGTCTTGTAGTGCAGATACATCTCGTCTATACAATGCCTGCATATAGGTAAGTAACCACCATTCTCGCGATAGATAGGGCTCTGCGACGTAGGGAAATTACCCTTTTGCTTAGTGAAATTACGCGGACATCGCGTGCAGTAATATTTATCAGGCGTTTCACGCAAAGGAGCGGCAGCGCCTGGATTTGACTTAGGCTGCTTAACGGCTTTGGTGATCTTACTTACCTTAGGCATACAGGATCACCTCAATCCCGAATGACGCCCTCTTTTACTCGACGCTTTAACAGCTTGCCTGCCGTAAATTTAGGGGCGCGGAATGCGGGAACGACAATGCGCTCGCCGGTCTGAGGATCTACGCTTTCTCTTTGAATATGCTCGCGTACATCAAATGTGCCGAATCCACGGAACATTACGGACTCACCCTCAACAAGGATTTCTTCTATCGTGCGGATAAAGTCATTGATAATAATTCCAGCCGCACTCTTTGTATACCCCTTCTGGGCAAGCCTCGTAATAAAATCATCTCGTTGTAACATATAAACACCCTTTCATTCAACTTTCATTAAAAATCTACTTGTCTCAACACGGAGATCGTCTATTGATATATTTTTTAGCTCAGTGTATGGTATTCGAATAAGCGGAATACTGTTCTGGGCACACCATCGGTCTTTAATTGCGTCTCTTCGCGTGCGCTCCTCAAGATCTCCGTTGTCATCCCACATAGGTGCAGACTTAAAATGCTGCAGCCCATCATACTCGACCATGTACACGCCGCCATCACTGTTTATAATAAAATCAAATCTAAGGTGATAACCAGTGCGGTCATTTATACAGTCAAGATATGGCTTGTCCCTCACGAAATCTATATCATGACTTTCAAGCAGTTCTGATATTTTCTTTTCACTAACCGATTTCTTGCAACATTGATGGCACATAATTTTTTGACCGCTTCTTAAGAAACTACTGCTCACGCTCTCGGTGCGCCCACATAAGTTACATAAACATATCCATTTAGTATGCTGGCCGGACCTGTGCCCTATGGTGTTGTCGCGACGCAATACTTTAAGGCTACCAAACGTCATTCCGGTCAAGTCTACAACAAGTCCTTTTGAAAGCCGCTCAGATCTACCACACCCGCAGTCCACAACACGACCACCTACAAGGTCAGAGCCGCGCACGGACTTAATGTTGCCGCAAATAGAACATTGACACACCCACTTAACATGCTGCCCTCCGCGTTTTACCACCGTCTCATCACGACGAAGAACGGTAAGGGCGGCGAATGTACGCCCTGTCAAATCCACAGGCGTGGCTCCCGGATTTCGTAACCTTAAACACCCGCAAGACTTTATAGCGCCTCGTTTTAAATTGCTCCCGTTAACTACTGTTGTATTTCCGCACTTACACTTACAGCGATAATACTGGCGACGCTGATGCCCACTGGCCACCATCTCATTTTCGTATTCGACATCCCGCGCTATTACCTCAAGATCCCAATATATATCGCCAATTCGGCATATGTTTTTGCTGATCTTAATAACAACCTCCGCTATAAATCAGAAATATTTTTCTTTCTATCCACCTGGAACTCTCCGTCGCTAGAGAAGTACATACCAATCTCTTCCTCAGCGTCTATGTCTTTATAGACACCAACCATTGAGATATCTTCCCACCCAATAAGCTTCTGAATTGCTCCATCCGGTATTCCAGCTCTGGCAAGATAACTTGTTAGATAATGCCGTAGCGAGTGCCAGTAGAAATCGACCCCTAAAATTTTCCCAAAGGAAAGCGCCCAACTATTCAAAGTCTCAGGCTTCATCTGCTGAGTGGTATCGTCCCTAAGAGGGAACAACCACTCGCTGTCAATTCCGTCTTTTTCTCGCTGCTCCATCCAGCGATCAAGGTATGGCTTGAACCCCTTCGCCAGCGTGTAACAATAAATGTACTTGCCGAGGCCAAAGCCCTTTGTCTTCATTGGCTCACTGGTCTTATACAGCGCGCCACCGCAAACCAGATTCTCGTCCTTAAAATCGTCTACTCTGAATCGCACGAGCTCTGACTTCCTCCTGCCGGAGTGCATAGCAAGAGCTACCATGCATGCCTTTTCGTACTTACCATTATCGCTCAGCGTCTGCAGCAAGCAGTTAAGCTGCTCGTCTGACAGCACGGTCTTATCGCGAACGGGCTGATTGACAGGCGATTCGATCTTACGAACGATAGATCTGAAGTTCCTGAACTCCTCTTCGTCATCCAATATTGCCTCAATGAAATTAGACAGAGAGGAGAGAGCAGACTTGATCCGCCTCACTCGTGAAGGCGAATTACCGTTCTCATTGATGAGCCAATTCTGAAAAGAAACGAGATCGCGTTTGCTTACCTTGGCGAAATTCTTGTTTCCCAAATTCTTCATGCAGTACACAAAGAAAATATCCAGGTCGTTTTCGTAGCCATGGATTGTTCCGGGGCTCCTCTGGACGGATCTCAGATAATCCAGGAAGTCTTTCTTCAACCTCAGATTTTCCGGGTTGACTAATGCGACAAGCTCTGGGCTTGTCAGGTCATTCATTTGCGTGCTTCTTGGCAAGACAGCCCACCTCCTTGTCATAATTTGAAAAAAGAAAAGCGAGATGGGGTTGTTAACCCCTCCCGCTCGCTATAGCACATATTATTTAATTCAACGGCACCTGGTACGAACATCGAATACCCTCATTGTCGCACACGCAGACCATCTGCTCGGCACGGCCATATATCCTCCGCTGTATGCAATGATCGTCCATACCTAAGAAGGAACCAGCCATCACGGTCTTGATGCCTTGCACCTCATCAATCTTGCAATGATGCAGGTGCCCAGACAAAATAGCATACAAAGGTCTACGGGCCATCGCTTGTAGTGCCTGAACTTTTGTGGCGCTTCCGTCGTAATCGCCGTGTACGCCACAGTATGTATTCCCACGAACATCTATCAGATACATCGTGGAGTCAATCTTATCACAGTCGCCTATGATAATATTATCAAAAGACATCAGCCTCGCCTTGAGATACCACTCGATAAGGTCGTCGAGACGCTCGTCCTTCAGCGCCTTTTCTTTTACATCAATACGCGAATGATTTCCGGCTACGCTCACATATCTCACCGTGGCAAAGTGTTTGCTGAGTTCCGCAAGGAATTCGGCGATCAGCTCAGATACACCTTTGATTTGGTCTATCACGTTCTCCTTATTGGTGACCGCAATAGAATTATGGATGTTGCCGCTGATCTCATCACCATTCGCCCACACAATACAGTTCTCGCTATGGTGTGTTTCTCCTATAGCGATGATCCGGTCAAGATACTCGCACATCATCTCCCGGCATACATCAGAGTTGTAGGTATTCCAATAATTTTGAACATTGGCACCGTAGTGGATGTCGTTCAGGCTCACCAGTAAATCATTGTCAGACGCCTCTACACTTGACTTTTGATAATTAAGCCGTGGCAAATTACCAGACTTGACTGCCTCAAACAGGATTTCATTGAGCTCCTCTTGTCTGGAGCGCTCCCTGATAATCTTGTTAAGCGCATTGCGCTGGTCGAAGAATTTCTGACGCTCCTTCTGGAGTTCTATCTTTTTTGCGTCCAGCTCACTCAGGATGTCGTCAGCCGTAGTATCCGATGTGATCTGGCTTTCCATCAGCTCTAATGTCATCCTGCTGCCGTACATCATCCTGCGCGCCATGTCAGAGCTGTACTCTTTCCCGTACACGTATGGCGCAAGCTCCGAATAGTCCTCGTCAGCGAGTGTCTTGTCAACCAGCTTCCCGAATATCAGACGCTTATGATATGCGATATCTGACTCGCCCGGTCGTCTTGAAAGCTTATCCATACAAGACCTCCTTACCTAGCCATACAGGCGTCAGCTCGAAGCTCCATCAGAATGCGCATTGCATCTCTGCTTTCTTCCATATAGTATTTATGGCGGCCCGTCTTCTGCTTTACGGTCCTGCGAATATGGACATTGGGCAGCTGCTTAGAAATAAATTCCTTCTCGGTTGCAGTGATAATAATCACAAAATCTCTCCTTTAATTCCTTTTTTGTCTGTTTTTATGTTATATTTCTTCCATTATAGGGATTCTGCACGTAGCATTGTAAAGCCCGTGTATACGGGCCTTACTAACATGCTCTAAATCAAAAATTTTTAAAATCTTGTAACATTTATCCTGCGATGCCTTTTCTGTAGTTGTCCAACGTCTTTTGACGGTTGATGTCAGCGGCGCAGTCAGGACAGTATTTTTGTGTATTCCCGGTACGCTTAACCACGATGCCGCATGACGCGCACTCGAAATAAGGCTCTCCGCAGTACCGCATGTACTGGTAACCAAGATTGCGGTAGTCAGCTATCTGTAAGCATGGCTCTCCTTCATAATCAAGGCACTGCACATTGATATTGACGTTGTCAACCTTACGGCTGAAGCGTATCAGCCCGCACTCGCGTAGGTCATTCATCATCAAAGACTGACGCTTGACAGATGTGGTCACATTCGCAAGGCAAAATATTTCCCTGTCATTGCGGTTGACCCAATTGTTGTTTTTATCGCTCACCGCATTGGCAAACTTCGCCAGACATATCAGAGTAAACATAAGTCTGCGCATCTGTTTACCGTCCAACCCGTCGCATATTGCAAGCTCCTTTTTGGTAATTGGGATGCTGTCAAGCTCCACCAACCTAAATTTGTCTGTGCTTTTCACCTGTCTGTTGATGGCCTCCTGCCACTTCACTATATTGATCGTAGGGTCGCACTTAAGCATAAAATCTTCCAGCAACGCCGCGATTTCGTTTTTCTTATAACCCTCCGCGCTGTAATATCTGGCGACCCTACCCAAAGTCTCAACGGGGTTGGTACCAAATGTACATTGCTGCAAGGCGTCAACCGCGAAATCACGTTCGTTCAATACAATGCTCATCAGCATTTCCTCCAATTTGTTTTATAGAAAATGAGAACCTTTCCCCACCAAACACCACATCTCCACGCTCATCCAGTACAGGATAAGAGATGTAACGGTCGTTTTTCTGGAGTAGATTCTCGATGATTTCCTCGCTCGCAAGATCCCACACAAACTGCTTGGAACCTTCCTTTCTATAACAGATGTCAAGCAAGATATCGCATAGCTGATGCCTGTTAGAGCAGGCTGCCTGACATTCACTTTTAAATTCCTGAATCATCATGGAGCGCTGAGCAACAAACTCGTCTTCATCAACGCGTTCCTTACTAGCGTATCGCATATAGTCATGTATGCGACGGTTGTATGCCTCATAAAGCTGAAGCACGGTGTTAAATTGTGTGCTGGTGTAGTCCTGACCACTCTTCATAATGCAGTAGTCGAACTCCAGATCGCCACTGTGGCGTGCGATATAGCCATCGAACTCCTGTTCAAACCGCCTGCAAATCCTATTCATCGTGCAGTCGTGTACACCCACAGGCATCTTAGCGTGATAATATTTAATGAATTCACGCTCGTCGTCAGATAGCTCGCACGAAGGCTTCTCAAGCAATTCGTCAATGGTTAGACGGAATTCTCGCAACGCCTTCTTGTTCGTGTTTAATATGTATGTGTTGTACTGCTTCATCAGCGAAGGATAAATGTATCTCATAAAATACGGCTTCCTGTCCGCGATGACTCGCAGATTAAACTGGCGCTGATCCTCGTCTGCAGCTTCACCACTGCGATTGGCGCCCCGGTCATACCATTCCTTCGGCATTGGCTTGGCAACGATACCCTTGGCTTTATCAATGGCACACTGCTGAAAATGCTGCCCGCACTTGATGCGGTAATCCAACACTTCGTATTCTGGCGTGCCCTTTTCAAATTGGGCAATCACATCAAACATAGAGGTGACCCTGTTGGTGATCTTGCCAATATCGTCACCAAAGCTTGCGATATTGGACTGGATGATATCATCTTCGGTTGGAATGCACTTTCTTGCCTTGCGCTGCATGCACATGATCGCCGGCATCTCCACAAGATTTTCAACGAGAATCCTGTTGTCCGTAAGCATCACCATATCACCATCGAAGTCCGCGCCGTTAAGCGCATGAGATGACGTATCCCACGCATTCAGAATCGTACAGGTGGTCATATACTGATACCATTTCTGCAGATTCTCGCCTCTCGCAACCCGCATAGACCTAATGTTATTATGGCAGGTCATAGGGGCGCGGAAGCAGGCAAGGCGATCAGCGCCATAATCCAGCCAGTATTTATTGTAGATCTCACCGGCTTTCAGTAAGCCAGTAACCTCAAGACCGAATATGCTCTGGCAGAGCGCGTATGGATCTCCGGAAATGATAGAGTAGTTTCCGTGAACCTTGATGACGCCTATCTTCGCGTCAGTGATCCTCTTCTTGATCAAAGAGTATATCTTCTTCCTGACGAATTGATCTGCCATCATCCTGCGGTCAACCATGATTGCCTTGGCGAAATCTGCCTCTACGTCAGCCACGCTATCCTCAGATACCCCCATGCCCTTCAAGAACAGCACTGACTTTCGCCAGTCAAGGCGTAGGATGTCGTGGATCTCATTGATGGTTGGGGCGACCAGCTCATCAACCTGCTCATCCGTAAGCTCATAGCTCTGGATAAACTGGTAGTTCAGATTGCGCTCCCGCTCCAACTTCTTGGGGCAGGTCTTAGTAACGCCGAATGTGTAGTCATTACTCAAGCAGTGCTGCAAATAATCCTCGCAGCTCTCGTAGCTATCCCACAGCTTCAGCATGGACGTGGTGAGGATCAGCTCTACATTGGTGAGATCCACCTCGTTGCCCCACGCGTCCTTGATAATGCGGGTTCCGGCCACCTCGTCTGCGAAAGCAAGGAAGTCAAAAGTGAACACCATGCCTTTCTCCCACGCGAAACGGGTATTTACACCGCTGACCACATAATCCAGCCTCAATTCCTCTGACCACCTTTTCGCCAGAGAGGGGAGCATTAGTCCATATCCATCCGAAGCGTTCAGCTCTATATCCGCTCCCGGAATGAACTGCATCACCGGCTCCCCGTCGGCCTCGTCACTCAGCCTGACCACATCTGATTTGAACCTTGTGATGCAGTCGTTGACCACGACTACGCCGTTTGGCATGGATACCGGGATAGAACCGCTGCACACAAGAGCCTGGTATGCCTCCAACTTAGCGGGCACAAGCTCCATCTCCTTGTTGCGACCGTTGTCTATCCTGCGCCTCAGCTCAGGAGCAAGCCTGTCAGATACGAAAATGATTGTTGAGTTTTTAATACCCCCGCTGGTTCCGAGCAGGCGCACATAGGTCACACCGTTAATCTTAAAGCCTTTGCAGGCTCTCCAATAGTCCTTCTCCTTATCAATAATCAAACACATATAGTCTGGTTTGTATTGAATTTCGTCCAATTTTTCATATAATTTCTTGATTTTTCTGCGATTTTGCAGTGAAGTTGGCTCGTTTCTGAGCATATTTATCTCATTTTTGACCACTTTTGCAACCGCATCTCCATTTTCAATGCCATTTAGCCTATCTATGAAGCGCAGCATCTGGCTGTCGCTTAATGATATAACCTCGTCGTTCCTGCGGGCTTCCGCAATGGGGAGCGTCAGATTCCACTTCGCCTTGCGCAAGCGTGTGCTATGTATTTTATAGATAAACCTCTGGCAGGACTGCTGCTTTGAAATATGAATCACCGCCTAATAAAAGAGTGTTGATACGCTAAAAAAATAAAACTATTCGTACACGTGTTCAATATAGAGGAACCATTCTCGCCTAAAATCACAGCGATTTTTCTCAATCACCGCGTCTAGGTACTCGTCATCTTCTGATGGCGCAAGGCACTCGCACCAGCCGTCTGTCGAGCACTGCCCGCACCAAATACACCTACTGCATGTTGCCACACTTGCTCACCTCCTTCATCCAGGATAGAAGTAGATTTCGCATGCGCTTGCTGGGTACATACAGCCAAATTTCCTTGCCTTCTCGGATGGCGCTTCGCCAGATCCACTGCAGCATGATAGATAGGGCATACCACTCGTTGCTGAACTTGTATCCCACCTGGCTGTAGTAACTCACAACATTAGCGTTAGCGAAAAGATTGACCGGGTATGCCAGAATTGTTCTATGGCGGAACTCGTTGCTGGACTTCTGAGAAAACTGCACATTGCTATTCCAGTATCCCTTGCTGCGTATCTGACCCCAGTGCTCCTTGTATGTGCCACACATGCGCCCGTCCACCCCGGACAACTTTTCCTTTGAGCGGAAGAATGTATAGATGTTCTTCCGCAGCTGCTCTACCTTCGCGTCCACGTTCGTTTTATACCATCCCATAGACAAAGCGGTACGCGACTGGCCTATATCATTTATCCTCTCGCCAGACTCAATATGTATCATGTCAAAAATATGCTTGGTGTACTCTGGAACGTAATCAGGCTTATCGGAAAAATTGTACCCGCCATCCTCTGTGCGCCTAACACCGATATATTCATATGGGACGTCATGCATCTTGAAGTATATCTCCATCTCGGAGTCCTGGAATAAATAAGTCAGCAGAATGACGTCTTCCATAGACTTCAGCAACTTATCTGAATACACCCAGTAGTACACGTCACCGGTCCGCTTGTCTGCCCGCATACACAAAAGGGGGCGTGACTCCATCAAGCGGAACATATGAGAGAACTTGCCGCCTGCGTAGTTTTTGTCAGTGCGCTGGTACTGCCCCGGCTCAACTTCGTAAATGTACCCGGCCTCCTCAGCGATCTTTATGTCATTTATGGAAATATACCGCTCCTTTTCCATCACGGTCACCTCCTCGTCAATAATCAGAGTGTAACCGCCCTCCTTCAGCATACGGATCGTATCCGTTGTGTAATACATCATTGCCTGGTGAGTGGAAGCGATGTTACGGCCTTCTTCAATCAACGCCAGAGTATGTACTGCCTTGGAGAAAGAGTGCTGGGGAAGCTTGTCACTGGGTTCTGCAAAATTGGCGTCAGGGCAGCTTTCTTTTATGCGCGCCGCCTCAGGCAGGTATGGGGTTATGTATAAGAATTTCTTTTCAGGATGCTCATTGATATAAGTAATCGTGGCGCTCGTCTTGCCACTCCCCATAATTGCGTCGCAAACTCTTACCAACAGGCTTCATCTCCTTCCTCGTTGACATAGGCTTCGAGGTCTTCATCCCATTGGTACCCAAGAGCAAGCATTTCTTCTTCATATTCCTCAAAAGTCTCCTCGTACTCCGCGTTGGACACACAGTAGTCATATGGTTCCCAGAAGCTAACCCTGTCTGCGGAGATGTAATCCACAGAATTGTCTTCGCCGTACCGCACCTTGATGCAAACGGGGATGCCGTACTTGTTGCGGATCACGCTTTCCACGGTTCCGCTTTGTCTGGTAGTGTTTGCCTCCACGAAACATCCCGGGTGTATATTGTCCAGCATGTTGCGGTAGGAGGCGGTGGGCTGCACGAAGCTCTCCAGCTTCATGAGTTCATCAAAATCTGCCGTCGTTTTTCGTTTCATTTTACCCTCCAAATCGCCTTGAAATTTTGAGTTTTGCACCAAGTTGGTGCAAGCTTTTTTCGGAAAGCCCCTATTTCTCGAACTTTCGGGGCCCCTTCTCTAAAAGAAAATAATATATAATACCTCACAGTTCTTTGCTCCGTTGTAGCTAATTTTTCATTGTCTCCAATAGTAGTATGAAAGCTACATAGCAGCTTTGTTTGTAAAGGTACAATGGTGAAATTGCTACATGGTAGTCAGGTAGCATTGTCACCAGAAAAGTAAAAGTAAAAATTTATATAATAATTTTTACTAATTGTAGTATGGGCTACAATAGAGCTTTGGTAGCCATGCCTACGCAGTAGCAGTTTCTCCTATCGTGCTATCTACTAAGTAAGGCTTATTTCTTGCTCCAAGGTTCAGTGCCATGTAAGCAGCTTCTATTTCCTCACCAGTAATACCAATGTAATCCAATGTTTGAGCTGAGGTGCTGTGACCAAACATCTTTTGCAAGAGCAGCAGCTTCCTTGGATCATTGTTACTTATCAGCATCTGGTGATAAGCAAAGGTCTTCCTAAGAGTGTGTGTAGCCATATGGGCTTCAATACCTAAGGCAGTACCAACTTCTTTTAAAATCCTTTCTACTGAATTGCGGTGCATTGGCTTGTTGTCACTACCACACCGGTTACTTTCACCTCTGAACATATAATCACTAAGTTTTACACCAGGAGTGTTTTCCAGATAGAGCAGGACTGCATCAATCACAGCATCATTGATAGTAATATACCTGTTCTTCTGTACCTTTCTGGTGTTCTTAGTCTTTTTCTCCAGAATGGGGAAGGTAGTCTTAAATGTAAACTGCTCATCTATTAAGTGAGAGAACCTCAGTGTGAGCAGGTCACTGACACGAAGGCCGAAGTTGATTCCTACTATAAAGAGCATGTTGTCTCTGTATCTGCCTCTGGTGATGAACCAGTTGGATACAGCGTAGATGTCATCCACGCTCTTAATTGGATCACTGGTGTGTTCACCTGCTATCTGGTAGGAAGTGTCTTCGATGGCAGGAGCGATGAGACCTTCCTTTATATTTCTTCTTGCTTGCTTAATTGCGGTGGTATCAATGACCCCGTTTGATCCTCTTGCTGTAAAGTCTATCGCTACTACATTGCCCATGATTTGAGCTCCTCTCTGCTTATCTGTGAGTGTAAAAAGAATATTGACTATATGTATATTATACACTTTCTGGTGAGGATGTCAAGTTTTGCTCCATTAAAATAAGAAGAAGTTGAAAAATGAAACTTAGAGGCTGATTGGAGGGATCGTTGGAGGATTGGCATTGCGGTTCTGGTGAAAATTTATAGAAGTAGACAGCGTGTTTGAAAAACCTTCAGTGGTAGAAAAACCCCCTATTTTTCTATGTTTTTCAAGTGTTGGAGGGGGGTGAAATGAGGAGGTGGGAATGGGGGTTGGGGTGGAGGAGGTGGTGGGTGGGAGAGGGAGGATAACTACCTGGAGCCTGCGACTATCGCAGGGCTGTAAATGTGGAAAATACCCCCCTATGTGTCATAGTGCCATTTTGCAACATTGGGGGAGTCCTTTCCTATTATATGCAAAAAACGACTTTTTATGCAGTGCGGAATGGTGTGAAAATATATGTTGACGTTTGTGAAAATCTGTGCTACTCTTGACTACAGTCGGGTGCGGCAACTATGCCGCCATAAGAACAAGCAACAACTGAACCTTCACAATTCAATCAATAACAAAAGGAGAAAACCATGAACAACACCTATCATGTGGTCAAGCTGACCACCAACGACAACGACGAAACCGTAGCAACCACCCTCGCCACCATCTCCGCCGACTCCATAGCTACCGCCTACGCAACCGCCCATGCGGCATACGGCGAACACGTCCGCGTGTTCCCTGCGGCAGACCTTACGAACGGCTACAGCATCATGCATGCGGCAGAACATGCCGTCCGTTCCTATGAACACTGGGAGCGCCGCAACGAATTTGCATGGAAGGAAGCCTTCCATCGCTCCGAACACGACCGACACGACCTTATTCAGACTGCCGCCCTTGCCATCATGGAAAAGCTGACGGAAAACCCCTGCGTGGATATGTACACTGTACAGCGCGCCGCCTTTGCCGCCATCCGCACGGAACAGGGCAGGCACGAACGTACCGCCGAACGCGTCGAATACTACGACCCCTCTTTTCACAGCGACCACATTCAGACCCATGCAGTCAGACCCACTGCCGCCGCTCTTGACCGACTGGTAGATGCCGCCATTGACGCCGCCGCTCTGACTGCTGACCAACAGACTTGTATTAACCTGCTTATGGATGGCCACAGCGGAGTGCAGATTGCTGACTTGCGCAAGGTCAAGAAACAGAGCGTTTACGACCTTCTCGGCAAGGCATACGCAAAGATACTTGCGGAGCTTGCCACCATAGCCACCCCCGCCGCTCTTGCTCGCGTAGGACTAACTACCAACGATGTGCAGGAAGCACTGAACAAGCGTCTAAAGCGCGTCGCAAGCAAGAAAGGCAAGAAGTAAACCCCGTACCTATGGGAGCGCACAACGCGCTCCCTTTTTTGTGCTTCTGGTGAGAAAAAAAGAGGGGGGCTGACTCCCGTGTGCTTATAAGTGGGGCAAGCCGCAAGGCAAGCCCCACACGGACGCGCCACCCTGCAAAGGGGGGCTGACTCCCGTGTGCTTATAAGTGGGGCAAGCCGCAAGGCAAGCCCCACACGGACGCGCCACCCTGCAAAGGGGGGCTGACTCCCGTGTGCTTATAAGTGGGGCAAGCCGCAAGGCAAGCCCCACA